AGATCCAGGTAAATTTTGAGATCCAGGTAAATTTTGAGATCCAGGTAAATTTTGAGATCCAGGTAAACCATCAGTTTTAGAAAATGGTTCACTTTGATTCATTGAATTAAGATGATTTTTTATACTATTACTAACTGGTTTAGCACCAGAAACAGCATCTGCAGGTGTTCCAAAAAAATTTTTAGCTAATCTTCCTCCATGATTTTGAATAATTTCATTACGCTGTTGATTTAATTCTTTTAATTGATTATCTAAATTAAGTTGATTATTTTGTAAATCGGTTATTTCATCTTGTTGTTCTTTTAAATTCATTAAATTATTAAAATCAATATTTAACTGTTTTTCTTTCCCTACTTTACTTGCAATTGACTCTTTTTGTAAACGTTTTAATGCTTCTATACGTGATAAATTATTATTTGTTAAACCTTCTGTAAATTTATAATAATTATTAAAATATATTAAAAATAGAAATAAAAATAATAATAATAAAAATAGTAATATAATAATATTTTTTGATAATTTAATTTTAAAATTCATATTAAATTATATATTATAGATATATAATATTATATATTATAGATATATAATATTATTTTACACCATCTAATGATTTTCGTAATTGATCAATTGTATTTTGTGTTATATTTTGTTTTTCTTTTAAATTTTTAATCTGTTTGTTAAGTTGTTCTAAACCACCAGTAGCCATATTTAAATTAATATCAAATGTAGCTGGAATACTTGATATATCAAATGGTTCTATGATTTTAGGAATATTATAATAAAAAAAATTATAAACAATATATATAAAAAAAACTATTAAAATAAATATAATTATATTTTTTAAACTATTCATTAAGATATATATATATTAAGATATTTTCTTATAGATATATATAAATGGTAAATAATGAACAATATACATATATGTGGCAATCACAACCTTATATTTCTTCAAAAGCAATTAATAATGATAATGGTATAGCTAGAAATTTATTTAATGTAATTAGTGGAATTAACAAAAGACCAGTTCCTGCTGCTGTTGTTACTGCTGGTGGATACGGAAATAATAAAGCTGGTAATTTTGGTCCACATCAAAAAGCTACAGCTATCCCATCTACTACAGTTGGAAGAAATAGTCGAGTAGCAAATTCTAAAAATAATAAAAATTCAAATAGTATTACTGGTCAAATGCCAAGTGGTGTTGGTGCAATTGCAAGAAATTTTGGACCACAACCTATGAAACATTGGCGATTACAATTAAATACAGTTCAAGATATAAATGGTAATTTAATTAATTCTAGTTCATATAATAAATTATCTGTTGCTAATTTAATTGATAGACCTGGTGGAGCTTTTATTAATAATAAACCAAATAATAGACCAAATAGTGAACCATGTAAAGGTTGTGATCCAAGTGGTAATGGTCAATTTAGTAAAGAATATTATCAACGAGAAATGTTATGGGGTGTGGATATTGAATTTTCTTATCCAAATGATAAATGGTTAGATTGTTCTACAAATGCTGGTGTTTGTAAACCAGTATGTGTAGCATGTAATCCAGAAAATAATATAATTAAATCTGCTGTTACTTTACTAAATAAAAAATATTATACAGATAGTAGAGCTTATCTTAAAAGTCGATGTAAAACTTATGATCAAAAACAAAATATTACTCAATTAGTTGATCCAAATGCCAGATTAATACCAGGAACACAATTGCCCGCTTGGCCACAAAATGATGTATGTGGCCCTCAAACATTTTTTATTGGAACATGTCCAGATAAATGTCAATCCACAGCTAAACTTTGTGATGGAAAAGATTCTAATAATCCTACTAGATCAACTGCTATCTATAAACCAAGTAATCCTCAATTTCAAGTTCAAGGAGCAGTTGATTCAAGTAGTCGAATTGCTAGATTAAAATATAATACTATTACTAAAAATGCTGCTGGATTTTCAACGGCTTTTGGAGCACAAGCAGCAAATGCAGCTAAATATTCGGCAAATAGTAATGGTCCATATTTTATTAAAAATAAAGTTTTTAATTCTCAACAATGTAGAACATCATCTTTAGTTTTTACAAATGGGAATAGTAATGTTTGTGCGCCTATTCCAAGAAAATTGGGTTATCCACAAATGCCCACAGGTTATAGTGGATGTAGAGGGCCATATGGAGCGGCGGTAGCTATTTGTAATTAAAATTTATTTTTATAAAATTTTCTCACTATTTATTTCTGGATTTTCATGAATAAATAGATGTTTATTACAAGGAATATTAAATTTTTGACACCAATTAATACATTTATTTATATTATTTTTTTTATATAATTCTAATTTATCTAAATCTTTATTTTCTATTAAATTAAAAGTTGTAATTATATTTTCTATTTGTTGTTGTCCAAAAATTGCATTTAATTCCTCTAATCTATTTTTATATAAATAAGGTATATTAATATTTAAAAATCTTTTAATAAAATTACTATCTAGATTATCATAAAATGTGCTTAATTTTTTAACAATTGGAGCAGAATCATTTAATTTAAAATTTTTACATATTATATATTTTTCAGAATTAGCAAATCTACTAGTATTTGGTTTTAAAATATAAACTTTTTCATAACATAATGATAATATATATAATAAATCTAGACTTGCATATGTAAAAAGATCAAACATTTTTAAAATAAAAGTTCCATTTTGTTTTTGCATTGCTAATGCAAAACATATTTGAGAAAAAATTAATTTAATAGAACATAGTTCTTGTTTATTGAAATCTACAGAAAAATCAAATCCTCCATCTCCAGTAATTATATCCATTGAATTTGCATAATTTGTTAAACAATATAATAAATTTTCTTTTTTCATTAAATCACCAGTATTATCTATACCTTTTTCTATTGTAATATTAGAATTTTTTTGTAAAAATAATTTACTTTTTTTCCAAGATGGTATATTAGAATTATCTGATATTAATGTCATTCCATAATATTTATCTAATGGATTTTTTCTTATATAAATAAGAGTTTCAATAAAATCACCAGGACCTTCGGCTAAGTGAAATGTTTTAATATTTATATGATTTTCAAAAATAGAAAATAATTGCGCAATTTCAATCATTTTATAAAAAGATCTTGAAAGAGGTTTTAATTTAGATATACTAGTTTTTTGATTTGAAGAAATAATTGTATGAATATATTCATAAGGATTTGTATATTTTTTATAGGTATCCCAACATATACATATATTATCTATTTTTTGTTTCATTTGGTTTAAATAATATTTTAAAGATTTACTTATTTCATATACTTCGTTCTCTTGAGTTGTTAATTCTAATTCTAGACTATTTATATCTAATTGATTAAATAATTTAGGTAATTGAAAAAAAGTCATATATATATTATATAAAAATATTAACTCATATTTAGGTCATTTATATTATTATTATAATTATAATAATAATAAATATATTTATTCTTAGTATTAAAATTTATTTTTTTGATGTTGATGGTTTTTTAATTTTAATTTTAATTTTTTCAGGTTTATTAGAGTCTATTTCAACTTTTTCACTAACACTTGAAGATGCTGTAACTTTAACTTTTTCTTTAAGAGATTCTAATTTTTTTTCTTCTTTTTCTAAAACTTTTTCAGCTTCTATAGTTTCGTCTATATCAATAACATCATCTTCTGGTTTTTTATTAATTTGAGTTTTATATACCTCATCAACATCTACGCTTCTAATTTTTTTATAAATAAAATATTTATTTAAAAATGAGATATTTCTCTCTTCTTTTGTCATATATGGTGCTTGACCAAATGCTGTTTTAAGTTTTTTATCTCTTTTAATATCATTTTGCATTTGATAAAATAGTTGATTAAATGTTCCAATACTACTAGGTAAATTTAAACTTTTACATTCTTCATCAGTTAAAAGAACAAATCCATAATTTTCTAATAATCTTGTTAAATAGTCATAATTAACTAGATATTCTCTAAAAGTTTTATTAATAGATTCTTGATAAACATCTATTGCATAACCTAAACATGAATTATTATTTTCAAATTTATCTTCACTATACTGTTTTGTAATTTGCCATATTCTTTTTTCATTTTTAAAAATACTTAAATATTCATTTTTTTCTTTTGATTTCAATTCTTTAAATATACTATTACCATCATAGCTAGTTCCTATAAAATAACCATTTAATTTAGTGCATTCTGCTACATTTTTTAAGAAATTATTTAATGTTAAAATATTTTCAAAAACATAATGAATAGCAAATTGAATAGAACTAATATTAAAACCACTTTTAGCTATTCCATAATTTTTATATACTCCTGTTCCTAATAATTTTTCATCTTTTGGGCCTTCACCAAAAACTACTTTTATAATTTGTTTACCTTTTTCTGTTAATAAAGCATCGCCATTTTTAATATTAACAGTTGAATTACCTTGTATAAATAAAGCCGATGGCATTTGTGTAAATTTTTTATGATAATTTAAATACCTAGCACATGCCCCATCTAGTCTATTTTCTATATTATCTCTAGATATATCAATACCTAATATAAAAGCTAATTTTGCACCTATCCATTTTGGAAGATCTCCACCTTTTCCCACAGCATAATCAATTAAAGTATTACCAGTGCTGGTAACACTTTTAATTAAAGTATTTTTAACATATAAATTATGAAAATCTCTTAATCCTCTAGTTAAATTTAATGTTTGTCCTTCAATTTTATTATAATAAATATCATCATCTCCTATTTGATAAGGAATATTTCCACCAGTTGTTATCATTTCTTTTGTAATAGGATTATGAATTGAATGCCAATTACTATTAGCTACATGGTATGCATTTCCGAAATTTTTACCCCCTGCTCTTAATTCTGCTGTTTTATCAGTTCTAATTCTTAAAGGAACCCATTTCCAAAATTCTTCTCGATCATGATCATATTTAAATTCTACAATTGTATAATCTTCAATTATTTCATTTTCTTCAGTAAACATTTTATTTTGATCTAATTTATCTTTTTGAAGCAAAATATTTGCTATTCCTGCATTAAAATTTGTTGGGTTAGTTGGATAAAATTGCACAGGCTTATATGGTTCCCTATTTTCAGTATCATCTTGTATAGGTAATTGGTTATTTATAACATTTTCACAAGGATTAATATATCCATGTTTTTTTTCATCAAATCCTACACGTAAAGTTACTGTTTGATAACTTGTTAATTGTGTTTCTTTTTGCATATTAATTCCATTTGTAAATTTATTATTAATTATTGGTAATCCAGAAGCATTTTTATTAATAGTTACTAAAAAATCAATTGTATTAAATTCTGGAGGCTTCCATTTAAAAGAATATATCCATGTTGTTTTTTTGGCAGGAGCCGGGATTCCTATTTTATTTTGAGCAACACCCATATATTTTGGCGTAAAAATTAATCCATCTGTATTGTATTCCATTAAACCTTCCTCGATATTATTTAAAATAATACTACATGCTTTAAAAATATCTTGTGTAGAACTTTCTGTATAAAATTTTTTGCTTTCTATTCTAAAAGGTATTTCTTGTGAAAATTTTGAAATAATTTTTAATTTTTTTATAAAACTAATCAAAATTGATAATCTAACATCTTCTTGTTTTTCTTCATCAGTATTTTTAACAAATCCTAACATTGTTATATTTTTTTTATTTATAAAATAAATGTCGAATGCAGCAAATAAATTTATTGGATTACCTTTTTTATTACTAGTAATATGTTCTCCATCTAATAAAGTATTAAATAATTCTTCTTGTTCTGTTTTATATCCTGTAAATTCTATTTTTAAATTTGTAGTAATTAAATATATAAATCCATTTTCATTAATAAATAATAATTTACGTAAACCATCAGCTTTATCTGTAACAGTATAATTTTTTCTAATATTCGGGATAGATGAATCACTATTAGCTACCACTTCTAATGATACAATATTTTGTATTTGTAATGTTAATGAAGATGGGCCCATAAAATCTTTGGGAAGTCCTTTTTCATCTTTTTTATAACTTTTTTCTTTAATTAATTTAAGATATTCTTGAATAATCATATCTTGTTCAATATAAGATATTGGATAATTACTTTGCTGTAAACCACACAATATATATTTAATACTATTTCTTAAAATTGTTCCTAATTCTATTGGTGATTGAAATAAAGTATTTTCTGATATTTTTTTATTATCAATTTCAATTTCAACCTCATAACTTTCTGCTGAATTAAATACATCAGCATTTTTAATATCATATTCTGGAATATAGTATTGTCTATTTTTTTTTGAACTTTTAACAATACTTAAATCAATTATTATAGGTAATTCTTTATGAACTAAACGAGAACGTTTTAAATATCTAAAAATTTTTTTATTATCTGGCCATTTTTGAACAATATTTTGTACCAATTCAGATGATTCAGGTAATTTATTTTCCATCTGTAAAGATAATCTAAAATTATATTCATCTTGATTAATTGGATAATATGTTTCTTTTTCATCACTAAAATATTTTTTTTCAGTAAAATTTACATGTCCATTAGCCATTAATGATACAATATTATTTTTTTTACAATATGTTTCAATATTATTTAAACCTTCAATTTCAGTTCTTATATTAGATATCTTTAACTTACCAGTTAAATCATCTAATAATTCACTTTGAATTCTTAATAAATATATATCATCTCTTTCAATTTCAAAACCATGTCCAATTAATACTTTAATTATATTAATATAATCAATTTTTGATATTTTTTCTATATTTCTTGTTCCAAATCGAACTTCTAATTCTAAATTTTTAGAATCATCAAATTTAAATATATTTTCTAAATAAGCATTTATTAAATCGTTAAATTTATTTTTTGTTTTTTCTGGAGACTTAGTTATTTGCTTTGTTGGGCTTTTAGTACTAAGTGACATATATATAAAATAACTATTATATTTATATTATCTTATTAAAACTTTTCAATTTTATTAAAAATTAATATAATTACTTATTTCTGTATATAAAGTTTTTTTTGATTTATCTATATAATCTAAATTTAATTTTTTAGAAATTTTTATTAAATCATTTAATTTATAATAACTTATAGCATTTATTGGCTTATTAATATTTTCTATAATATAATAGGTATCTAATAATTCTTGAATTATTAAATCTGATAAACTTATAAGATATATTTCATTATTATTTTCCTCTATTATATTTTTACAATCTACTAATTTATCATTACTATAATTCATTATAGTAATGGTTCGTTTTTTAATATAAATAATATTTAAATCATATAATAAAGCTAAACAATTTAGTGTTTTTATTGTAATTTTATTTTCATTAACTAATTCATTTTCAATTATATTTTTAGATATTTTATGTGTTTTTAATTTATTTTTTTCTTCCCTAATTTTTGTTATGCAATTAATTTTATAATTTTTTTCTGTAATAAAAAAATTATTAATTAAATAATATTCTTCATAACTATGTAAAAAAATATAAAATGCCCAAAAAATTTTATCTTTTTCTGTAATTAAAAATTTATTTTCTTTATTTTCATTTATATTTTTATTATTTTTTTTGTTTAATTTTTTTATATTATAATTATTCTTAATTTTATTATCTAATAAAAAATAATATTTATTTAAATTAATCTCAGTAAAAATATATGGTTCTAAATGTTTTAACATATTCTTAATTATTTAAAATTATATATTTAACTTGATTTAAAAAATTTATTTTCTAATTTATTTTTTTCTTTTTCATCTTCATCTAAAAATTGTTTTTGAAGTTCAATATATTTAATATATTCTTCTATATCATTAATAATATTAGTACTTATATCTGTTATATTAATAAAAGTTCCATTATTATTTTCATTTAATGTAATTTCTGGATATTGTTTTAATAATTTTAAAATTTGAATATGATTTTTTTTATCCATATTTTCTATCTTTGTTTTAATAGAATTTAATTGTTCTATATTCATATTTATTTTAAATAAATTAAAATTTTTAAGTAATTATTCATTAACTATTAATTTAGGTTTTTTTGAAATATTAGCTATATCTTTTTTAATTAAATCTTTTTTCACATCATTTATTTCTGCTATTACTGAAATAAATTTATCATTTAGTTCATATCGTTGTCCTAAAACTTTAACATTTATATTATCATGTATTTTTATAGATGCAAATTTTTGAGAATTATAATGATGATCACGAGCAACAAATATAACTAATGTTTTATCATCATTTGGTAATTCTGCTCGAATACCAGCTTTAGTAATATCTTTTACAACACAATTAATTAACATACCTTCAACTGGATGGCATACTAAACATTCAAATAATACAGTAAATTCTATATTATTACTTTTTAAAGTTCCACAAGAATAACTAATAATATTTATAGAATTTTTTTTAATATAACCATTAATATTACATTTTCCTTCAAAATTTTCAGATAAAATTTTTTTTAAAGTTTGTTTAATATTTTGATCTATTTTAATAAATTGTAATGTTACATTTTTAGATATTATAGTAGATATAAATATTTCGTTCTGAGATTTTTTTTTAACTTTTGATTCAACATTAGAAGCCATAATTTAATTATAATATTATTCTTTATTATTTTTCAATTTTAAAATTAATTATTATATTATTAAATAATATAATAATATGAGTCTAGGTGAAGATCAGCTTATTGGAGATAAAACTACTTATGGATTAGGAGTTGATGAAAGTTATATTTCTGCCAAACAAGTTGGTAAAAATTTATATGCAAGTAACGAATTGAGAGATGCAGTAACTAAAGATTTTTGTGATAAAAATAAAAATTTTTTGTTATGTCAATTTCGTAATTTTTTTATTATGTTAGCAGTAACTCTTATAGGATTGTTAATTCTATATGTATTTATTAGAATAATTACTACAACTACAAAAAAAAATTTATTAAAATCTATATCTAAAATTAGTAAATAAATAATATATTATCTTGATAATTTTTCTATATTATTTAAAATAGCTACTCCTGGTGATAAAAACCAAATATTTTCATTTTTATTTATTTCATTGAAATATCGTAAATATATTTCTTGATATATACAAATTTGAATATGATTTATATTACTTGTATTTTCACTAGTATATATATTTTTTTCCAATATATTATTTAAAATTTCAATCGATTCTTTTTTAGCTGCTTGATCACATCTTGCTCCTTTATGTCTTTTTTTGTTTAATATTTTAATCTTAAATATATTAAAGTCATTTTTAAAATCTCCAATGAATCCTAGTATATTATTAAATTTATCAATAGGAAATATTAATTGTTTTAAAGATTCTGTTAAATCTACATAATCTTCACTTTCTGCTAATTTCCATTCTTCTTTACCTTTAATAATTAATTTTTGTTTACCTTTATCAGATAATAATAAACCTTCTATTTTTTTATTTTTAATAATTTGTTTATCAAAATATATTTTTAGTTTTTCTTCAAATTCTGTTAATTTATTAAAATATAAATAATTTACTAAAATTACTATATTATCAAATGAAAGAATTTCTAATATATGAGAAATTAAAAAATAGTGTAATAAATCTAATGAAATTGTTTTAGATAATTCTGTTATTACTAATGACATATATTTATAAAAATTTTTTTCACCTCTTAATACTAATTGATCTGTAATTCCAATTGTATATTGATCTTCAATTTCTTTTATTAAATTTTTGACTAAAGTATCGTCACTATCTTCACTAATTTTTTCTATCTGACTTTCTTCTTTAATTAATTCTTTTAAACTTTTAATTTCTAATTTATTTCTTTTATAATATATTGGTGTAGATTTATCATATAAAGAATCATTATTAATACTTAATTCTATTGGTTGAAATATATATAAATCATCTATATTTATTAGATGACCTAATCTATTAAATTTATCTGTTATAAATTCATTATTATCATCAATTAATTGTGTTAAAGCATAATTAATTTGTTCTATAGGATATTTTTTGTATAAATTTATTGAATTTATTAAATCTCTCTTATAATAAAAATATTTTTCTTTCATTAATTGTTTTATTCTTTCAATAATTTTTTCATTATTCATTATAATAAATGACTCTGAATATGATAATTTATTAACTTCGTCTGGATTTATAATTTTATTAGGATTACATGTATATGAACAACTTTCCATATAATCACATATTGCTGTATATGGTTTATTACCTACTTTATATTCAATTTCTAACTTATTCGATAAACGCTGTTTAACAGTTTGTTTTAAAATATCTTCATTAAAATTATTTTGACTTATATTTAATAAACAATCTGTACTAATTTCTTTTAATAATCTAGAAACTTTTCCAATTTGAACTGCTTTTAATTCTGCTAATCTATAAATATATAAATCTACTGACTCTACTGGCGTTGATAATAAAGTGCTATGTAAAAATATTTCTACATTTCGTTCTTCAAATGGCAAGTCTTTATGACTACAATTTCTTACACCTCTCCCTATAATTTGTTCAATTCTATTCATATTATACCACGGTTCTAAAATATGAACCTGTCTAATAAATTTTAAATCAATACCTTCACTTCCTGCTTGAGATATTAATATTACTTTAACTTTTGCACCATATTTATTTTCTACACTCGTAGCTGCTTTAATATCTATATTTGTATTTGGTGATAAAAGTTTATCTCCAGTTATCATTATATATTTTGCACCATTAAATTTATCAATATCAACTCTACTTTTTTTTTTAAAAGTAATAGCATCTATTGTTTCTGTTGGAGGTGTTTCAAATAAAGATTTAACATCTCCATATCTTGTAAAACCCATTTCTTCTAAGGCTAATGCTACAGGAAGAACTCCACCATCAATATACTGAGAATAAATTAAAACAATTCCTGTAGAATTTAAAATATTATTACATATTTCTTTTATTTTTGAACTATATTTTCCAATTTCATCTTGAGAGAAAATTCTACCAAATGATGTATCTTTATATTCGAATTTAGAACGAGAAGGAGGAGAACTTGTTACTGTATATTTCATAATTCTACTTAGACCATGTTTACCGACTAATTCTTTACTATCTAATGTATAATTTTTATCATCAATATATTTATTTAAATTATCTAATGGATATGTCATATTTAATGCTTCAAGTGGTTTTTGTAATAGTATATAACCAAAAGTTTCCATATTTTCAAAATTAGGTAATTGACTATTAGTTTTTACAGAATTTTTTAATTGATTAATTAAATAATTATATACTTTTTCTTGATAAGTTCCAATTTTTTCTAAATAAATATCTAAATGTTCAATTGGTTGAACAATTGTTTTTTCATTTAATTGAATAGAAGGATATTTATATTTTTTACTTTTAGTTTCATTTATAATACTATTTGTTGGAGAAAATTGCATAGGCCAAATTTTATATGGAAAACTATAAGGATTTTCACCAATAACATAAGAAATATATCCAATTGCTTTTCTTGTTAATAATTCTTTTCCTACTTCATTTCCATCTATTTCAATAAAATTACCTTTGTCATCAAAAATATCATTTACTTTTATTTGAGATCTTCTATCATTTAAATTCATTAAATTTACTAACCAAATTATTTCTTTATATGAATTATACATAGGTGTAGCTGATAGTAATAATAATCTTAAGGTATCTACATTATTTACTAATTTAAATAAAGCCTGTGCAACTCTTTTATTTTGATTATCATCACTAATTCTTATATTATGTACTTCATCAATTATTATTAATCTATTATTAAAATATTTTTTTAATTTTTTAGAAATTTTTTTTTTATCAGAAACACCATCTTGTATTTGAGATTTTTTATTAATAAAATTTGCAAATTCAATATATCCTAAAAATAAATAATAATTATTTATTAAATTTTTTATTTGTTTAATAACTTGTTCTCGTGACAAACCATTTATACTTGTAGGATTTATTTCTTTTATAAATTTATTTCCTACACATCCCTGAATATTCCATATTCCATTAATTAATTCTAATTTACGTTCATCAAACAATTGTAATTTAAAATTTTCTTGCACATTTGGAGAAGCCACTATTATTATTCTTTGATTTAAATTTAATTGCATAAGATATTCTCTCTGTTCTTCAGCTACAGATATAGCTGCACAAGTTTTACCTGTTCCTAATCCATGAAATAATAGTAAACTATTATATGGTGTTTGAAAAGATAAAAAATTTCTTACAAATTGTTGATGAGGAGCTAATTCTGGCTTAATATTACAAATTATATCAGCTTCCTCTTTTACATCTTTTATTTCTATATTTGTTCCTGTATCAAAAAATTCTCTTTTTTCCGCTATTTTTATATTAAAATTAGGATCATCTAAAGAAGGATAAAGAAAATCGTAATTTCGATTTTCTAAAATATCAATACGATTTAATAATTCTTTTTTATTTAAAAATTGATTTACTAATTTTTTATCAAAATTAGATTCCTTAATTTTTTTATATGATTCTTCTAATTCTTTATTTGGAATTAGAGGTTCAACTACTTTTAAACTAGATTTTGGTTTTTTACTAACTACTAATTTAATTTTTTCTGGTGACGATAATGATGATGTTTCTGATATATTTTTATTTATATCTTGTTTACTTGATAAATCAGATATAGGATCTTTTGTTATACTTTTAGAAGAATTTGATGTAACTGCTGTCTTAATACTATTACCTAAACTATTTACATCTGAAATAATTGATTCAATAAGTGAAGAATTGTTACTACTAGAATTAGATTTTGGTAAAGAGATATCAGATAATTGTAAAGATGGAATACTTACAGATGAAGAACTTGAACTAGATTTAACTCCACCAAAAATTTTAAATTTTTTACTTTTTTTATTTTTTTTTGATATTTTTAAAAATTTATTCTTTTTTTTTGATTTCATATATATTAAGTATATAAGTTATATCTTAATAATATTTTATTAACTTGTTGAATTAAAGATAATTTTTCTAAATTATATTCTCTTATATAATTTATACAGTCTTCTAAAGATTTCCATATAATACTACTTACTTCGGTTTCTTGATATTTACAATTTGGTAAAATGTTATTATTGATTTGAGCAATAAAATATTTATGTTTATATGATTTAAAATTAGATCCTGTATATATTTCTTCTAGAGGCAATAAATTTTGAATTATTTTTACTTGAGATTTATCATATCCACTTTCTTCTTCAAATTCTCGTAATGCACATTGCATATCTTTTTCTTGATAATTTCTTCGACCTTTGGGAAATCCCCATTCTGGTTCTTTATAGTTTAAATATATATTATTACTTTCATTTATTAAAGATTCTAAATTATAAAATTCATTATATTCTGATGTAATTCCTTCTTTAAGTTTCATAAATTTTTCAAATGATGTTTTTTCTTCACTTCTATATTGAATTCCTATATTTGTACCCCATAAATGACACCATAATTCTTTAAAAGAAGAAATTAATAAAAAATTTTTTTCTTTTAAAGTCATTTTATTCAATAAATTTAAAATATATTCTTTATTATTAATATTATATTTTCCTCTTAAAAAATCTACAAATCCTAAACTATCTTTTCTTCTTATCAATAAATATTCAATAGTATTTTCATTATTAATTCTATATGCAATAATACCAATACTAGTTATTGGCATTTTACATTGATGAAATAAATGACCTAATTTTCCACAATTATTACAAAAATTATAATTTTTCATCTTTTTGTTATTAAAAAAATGTTTTTATATTGTTTAATTAATAATGGAACTTGATCCAATTATTTGGGGACCTCATTATTGGTTTTTTTTACATACTGTAGCTATTAATTATTCTTTAACTCCAAATATAACAACAAAAAAGAAATATTATAATTTTATTCAAAATTTTCCACTATTTTTACCAAATAGTAATTTTAGTAAACATTTTAGTAAAATTTTAGATGAATTTCCAGTAACACCATATTTAGATTCGCGAGAATCATTTACAAAATGGGTTCATTTAATACATAATAAAATTAATATAAATTTAAATAAACCAATTATGACATATGAAGATTCAATGATTGCTTATTATAATAATTATAAACCAAAAAAACAAGTTAAAAAAGAAGATTTTAAAACTAGAGAAAAAATTATATTTTTAAGTTTATTATTAGTTTTGCTCATAATAATAGTTATTTTAATATTACGAGAATAAATATCTTAAAATATATATAATAATGAATAAACAAAATGGTGGAAAAGTTATTGGTGCAGGTGGTTTTGGTTGTGTTTTTTATCCAGCATTAAAATGTAAAGAAAATAAAAAAAAATTTAAGGGTATTAGTAAATTATCTTTTAAAAAAGAAATATTTAAAGAACAAGAAATTAATAATAAAATAAGACCTATTATAAAAAAAATCCCTGATTATTATAATTATTTTTTAATTACTGATATATTTACATGTAATCCTAAACCATTAACAAAACATGATATGAAAGGTTTAGATAAATGTGTTTTTTTAGAAAAATATAAAATAACTCGAGAGAATATTAATAATAATCTAAAAGAATTTGATATAATTAATATTCCATTCGGAGGTAAAGAATTATATTATATAATAGACAATTCAAGATATTTCATTAAAAATTTTTTATATTTTAATACTCGTTTCTATAATTTACTTAAATTTGCAATTATTCCAATGAATAATCTAGGTCTTGATCATAATGATATTAAAAGTAATAATTTATTAATAAATTTAAAAGAAGAGTCAAGTGAAATTAAAATAATAGATTTTGGGCTAGCTACTATTAATTCAACCACCTTTTTATCATATGGAAATATTCCCGATGATATTAGAAATAGAGGTATTCAATTTAATTTACCATTTTCAACAATTTTATTTGAACCGTCTTTTAAGAATATTTATGAAGGGTTTTTAAAAAAACTAGAATTTATTCCTGATGAATTAGTATTAAAAAAATTTATAATTTTTTATATAAAAAAATTTTTTTTAGAATCTACCCATATAAATTATATTATAAATATAATTTTACCTTTAATATTTACTGATAATGATCAAAAAGTTATAAAAGATGATAAATTTGGTAATAATATAGGTTTATCCTTAATAATTAACTATATTACATCTATATTATTGAAATTTACAGATTTTAATAATAAAAAGTTTCGAGAAAAAGATTATTATTATAAAGTTTTTAAAAAAAATAGTGATATATGGGGTTTTCTAACAATATATACTGATATTTTAATAACTACCAAATCTAAAAATATAAAATATAATAAAAATATAATTAGATCTTTTATATTAAAATTTTTATATACTACTGAATTTGCAACTGTTCCTATTCCTCAACAAATTTTATTAAGAGAAATTAAAAATTTAAAAATAGAATTATCGTCTAATAAAACTAGAAAATATAAAAAAAAATTTTAATTATCTATATTATTTATTAAATATATTTAAAGCTATTTTTATTTTAAAAAATAGTATGACTGACCAACCAGGTATCGCAATTGGAATTGATTTAGGAACTACATATTCATGTGTAGGCGTATGGCAAAATGATAGAGTTGAAATTATTGCTAATGATCAGGGTAATAGAACTACTCCATCTTATGTAGCATTTACTGAAAAAGAAAGAATGATTGGTGATGCTGCAAAAAATCAAGCTGCTATGAATCCTTTAAATACAGTTTTTGATGCAAAAAGATTAATTGGTAGAAAATATAACGATACATTTGTCCAAAGTGATATTAAAGGTTTTCCATTTAAAGTAGTAGATAAAGATAATAAACCATTAATTGAAGTTGATTATAAAAAAGAAAATAAACAATTTCAACCTGAAGAAATATCTGCTATGATTCTTTCTAAAATGAAAGAAATTGCAGAAGCTTATTTAGGTTATAGTGTAAAAAATGCTGTAGTAACAGTTCCTGCATATTTTAATGATGCGCAACGAGCTGCAACAAAAGATGCTGGAGCAATTGCTGGTTTAAATATTATTAGAATTATCAATGAACCAACTGCTGCAGCAATTGCATATGGTTTAGATAAAAAAACAGATAAAGAAAGTAATATTCTAATTTTTGATTTAGGAGGTGGCACTTTTGATGTATCTATTTTAACAATAGAAGAAGGTATTTTTGAAGTTAAAGCTACTGCAGGTGATACTCATTTAGGTGGCGAAGATTTTGATAACAGATTAATTAATCATTTTACACAAGAATTTAAAAGAAAACATAAACAAGATTTATCCAATAATCCTAGATCAATTCGTCGCCTTCGCACTGCATGTGAAAGAGCTAAAAGAACATTATCTTCTACAACACAAACTAGTATTGAAATTGATTCATTATTTGAAGGAATTGATTTTTTCTCATCTTTAACAAGAGCTCGTTTTGAAGAATTATGTATGGATCTTTTTAGAAAAACTATGGAACCTGTTGAAAAAGTATTAAAAGATGCTAAAATGGCAAAAAATGATATTCATGAAGTTGTTTTAGTTGGAGGTTCAACAAGAATTCCAAAAATTCAACAATTACTTTCAGATTTCTTTAATGGTAAAGAATTATCTAAATCTATTAATCCAGATGAAGCTGTTGCTTATGGTGCAGCAGTTCAAGCTGCTGTTTTAAGTGATGTTAAATCTGATAAAACATCAGACTTACTTTTACTAGACGTTGCTCCACTTTCACTTGGTATTGAAACTGCTGGAGAAGTTATGACAGTTCTTTTACCAAGAAATAGTACAATTCCTTCTAATAAAAAACAAGTATTTTCTACCTATTCTGATAATCAAGATGCTGTAACTATTAAAGTTTTTGAAGGAGAAAGAGCTCGAACTAAAGATAATAATAAATTAGGAGAATTTACTTTATCTAATATTCCTCCAATGCCACGAGGTGTTCCACAAATTGAAGTTTCTTTTGATATTGATGCAAATGGTATTTTAAATGTAACTGCTTCAGAGAAATCTACTGGAAAGAGTAATAACGTAGTAATTACAAATGATAGTGGTCATCTTTCAAAAGATGAAATTGAAAAGATGACAAAAGATGCAGAAAATTTTGCAGAAGAAGATAATAAATTTAGAGAAACACTAGAAAGTAAAAATAAATTAGAAAATTATGGATATCAGATTAAAAGTGTATTAAATGATGATAAATTAAAAGATAAAATTACTGATGACGAGAAAAGTGAATTAACTACCGCAATTCAAGAAACTCTTAAATGGTTAGAAAATAATACAATGGCTGAAAAAGATGAATATGAAGAAAAATATAAGGAATTAGAAAAAAAATTTACTCCAATAATGAGTAAAATATATCAAAATAATTCAATGCCAGAAGGAATGCCAGAAGGAATGCCAGGAGGAATGCCAGGAGGAATGCCAGAAGGAATGCCAGGAGGAATGCCAGGAGGAATGCCAGGAGGAATGCCAGGAGGAATGCCAGGAGGAATGCCAGGAGGAATGCCTAATTCTGGGCCAAATATTGAGGAGGTTGATTAATATTCTTTATTTTTAAATATTATATTATTTAAATTACTAATAAAATAGTATTAAATAATTGTTTTTTAACATTATATATATTTTATATCTAAAATATATATGCATTTTGAAATATTAATTTTAGCAGTAGTTATATTTTTAGTAGCTAATACATATTATGATGGAAAATTATTAGATACTGTAAAAAGTTGGCAAAAATATTATCAAATGGGATTTTTTATAATTGGTGGAATAGGAATTTATTTATTATTTAAAAATAATCCAACAAGTGGACGAGAATTATTTACCAGTGCACAAAATGTTATACGAGCTGTTCCAATAGATAAAAATTCTAAAGATCTATTAGGACCGATACTAGATATTTCTAGTAAATATTGTATAGGAGGAGGAAATGAACAATATATGGCACCACAAGAAAGAAGAATATTAAATTCTGGTAAACAAGGAACTAAACGATCAGTAAGTGAAACAAAAAAAAAATATGTAGCTTCACAGCAAGATTGGAAATGTAAAGATTGTAGATGTAAATTACCTGCTTGGTTTGAGGTAGATCATATAACAAGATTAGAATATGGAGGATCTAATAATGTAGATAATTTAGTAGCTCTTTGTAGAAATTGTCATGGAAAAAAAACAGCATATGAAAATTTATAAAGAATTAATATAACTATTATATATCTATGCCTGAAACAAAAAAAAAATTTACTGAAACTTTAATAAATATACTTTTTAATAATGGTATTATTAGATTTGTATTAATATTTGGAATTACTGGTTTAATAATTTATAGTTTAATAGCATTAAACCCATTTAATGTAATTAATAAATATTCTTTATTTTGTTATATATTTTTTTTAATACTAATTCTTTTAGCTAGTACAATAGTTTTATTTTTTAATTTTTATAAAAATTATCCAAAATACTTTGGCACAGAAAGTGAAAATGGAAATATAAATTTTTTTAGTCCAAAAGTTGGTGAAGAATTAATGAATAAATTAATGTATGCAGTTAAGATAATTGGAATAATATTATTATTTTTTGCTATAATAAGTGGTATATTTTTACTTGCCTTAAATACACCAAATATTATAGTTTTAATGAATATATTATTAATTACTATAACTACAATAGTAGTATTAACAATTACTTATATATTTTTTGAAAATAAATTTAATGAAGTGCAGAACGATGCCAACCCAAAAAATACTTTAGGAAATTTTATAATGGATATTATATTTTTTATACCATGTCTCTTATTAGATTCTATTAAATATCTTGAAAAAGAATTTAAAACAACTATTAATTTAACATGGATTTTATTAGGAATAGAAATAATTTTTATTTTACTTTATTTTTTGATTCCATATATTGTAAAGATTTTAGCTTTACAAGGTGGAAGACAATTATTAGTTGGACCTGTTTATACTAATAATATTACAAATTTAGGAAATTATCAAAATTTAATAGTTAAAAATGAAAACAAACTTAGCTATAATTATAATTATACAATCAGTTTTTCTTTATGGATAAATCCTCAACCAATTAATACTAATATTAATTATAATAAATATACTTCTTTATTTAATTACGCAAATAAACCAAATATATTATATAACGGAAAAACTAATACTATTAAAATTATTTGTGAAACAAAAAAAAATCATTTAGTAAATATTTATAAAACTAATAAATTTCCATATCAATCTTGGATGAATTTTGTAATTATTTTAAGAACAGGGATAATGGATATATTTTTAAATAATAATTTAGTAGCAAGTGTTCCAGAAGTTACCCCTTATATGAAAAATGATAAAGTAACTGTAGGTGAAAAAGATGGAATAAATGGAGGTATTAAAAATATATTATATTTTAATAAACCACTTAATAATAATGAAATAATGTGGATTAAATAGTTTATTTTAGGTAAAATATATCTATTATAAAATAATATAATTTCTAATAGTATATTATATTATGGCTTTATTGGAGACTATCTTAATAATTGTTATTTTAGTTATTTTAGTTATAGTAATTTATAATGTTTTTTTTACAAAACAAACAATGTTAATGGGAGGTATGCATCCAGCAAGTCCTGGAGTAATTATAAATCACAGTCAATTACCAAAAAATAATAGTAGTAATTTTGCATTTTCTTTATGGTTTTTTATAGAAGATTGGAATACAAATTTTGGTGAAATTAAAAATGTATTATATTTTGGTCCTGCTAAAACTTCTTTAGAACGAATTGGTCCAGATTTAGGAGGTCACGGAGGACCATTTGATGCAACTCCACCCGGTAAAGTTAATACGGGAGCATTAAATCCTGTTGGTAATAATTTTGCAGCAGCTCTAGATGCTTATGAAAATGACTTATTAATAGGGATCAAAACATTTGCTCAAACTAATGATCCTAACTCAAAAAATCCTCCAAGTATTTTACCAGCAAGTGATTATTATTCTCAACAAACAGTTCCAAATCAACCAAATTTTAGATATGAAACATTTAGAATAAGTAATGTTAATGTTCAAAAATGGGTTTGTTTAACGTGCAGTGTAGAAGGCAGAAATTTAGATGTCTATCTTCATGGTAAATTAGTAAGAAGTTTCATTCTTCCTGGAGTTGCAGTGAGTTTAGGAAAGGATAATGTTTATATTGGTGGATCAGGAAGCACAACATATAATGGACATATAGCTTGCTTTCAGTTTTGGGATCATTCTCTTAATCCTCAAGAAGCTTATAATGTTTATAGAGAAGGTTTAAATCAATGTATTAATGATAATTTCTTTAATAAATATCGTATGAAGATCCAATTTTATGAATATAACAATGCTCTTGGAAAACCTATAGTTATTTAAATAACTAATATTATTAAAATTAATATAATATAGTATTATTTCTTCTATATTATATATAATATGGCTCAAGATCTTCAATATCAAGCTGAAAAATTTGGTAATAGCGCCAAAGAATTTTTTAATTCGAATAGTTTAATTGCCCATATTGTTTTTTTAGTTTTAGTAATAATTGGTTTTATTTTATTACTTCGTTTAGGAACTGCAATACTAAGTTATTTTTTTTCTCCTAAACCAACTATAGTTGTTGTAGAAAAGATGATTCCTGGTAATAAACAAATGCAATTTTCAAGTGATCCTAGTGTTAAAGGTTCCCGACCAATTATGAGAAGTAGAGATCAATTACAAGGAATTGCATTTACTTGGTCTACTTGGATTTTTATAGACGGTGCTCAATTAGGCCATAATGAAAATAAATTTAGACATGTTTTTAATAAAGGTAATCATAATGTTGGCGCAGATGGAATAATGGAACCAAATAATGGACCAGGTTTATATATTAGTCCTAATAATAATCCTAATGTAGCAGAGTTATCATTATTAGTTAGAATGAATATATTTACTGATGAAACTTATGGTCATAATCTAAGTCAAGTAAATCAAGCTTGTTTACAAGCTATAAAAGCCGAACACCAAGATCCAAATATTAATCCTGGTAATAAAATACCATCTTTACAAGCATGCAAAAATGAATTCCCCTATCTTAATAATAGTTCTTTACAACAACATGTAGTTTCACAGGCACTTGCCCCTGCTATTTTTGATGATATTGAAATTCCTGAAATTCCTATTAACAAATGGGTATCAGTTATTATTAGATGTTCTGATAATAATATAATTGATGTTTACATTAATGGTCGACTAGTTAGACGTCATCAATTATCTGGATTAGCTAGACAAAATTATGGAGATACAAATGTTGCATTTAATGGTGGGTTTGGTGGTTTTATTTCTCAATTAAGATATTTTAATTATGCTATTGGAACCGCTGAAATAGACTCAATTGTATCTAATGGACCTAATTTACAAGCAGATGGACAAGATTTAGGATCATCTAAACCATATTATTTAGCAAATAGATGGTTTTATGATGAAATGGATCCTGTATATTCTGTTGGATCTGTAGGTATAAATTAATTAAATTTTATATATATATATGTCTATTATTGATTCTCCTTTATGTTTACTTCCAGGGCAAACTCGAAAAATTTGGAGAGTTGATTCACAAACTGGAATAAGTTACGCTGCTGAACAAAGATGGTGGTCTAGAGACCCTGGTAACTGTGATTGTTCCGCTAACTCTTTATGTGGAGCTACTACTATAGAAAATCAAAATATATATAAAAATCAAATCTTGCAACATAAAATTTCTAGTAGTATTCAAAATGTATCAGGAAAACGCACAAAATCAAATCTTTATAGTTATTATGCTCGAGGAAATAAAAATGGATTAACTCAACCACATACCTTTGCTATTAAAAATACTAGTGGATATACAAATCCTAATAATTTAAATCTTCCTTTACAGGGCAATATTACAATTTTACCTCGTTCACCATTTATTAGTCCATCAACTGGAGGAATTTCTGGTATACTTACTAGACAAGTATTATTATGTCCTTTAAATTTTAAATAATATTTAATTATTTTTATTATAAATAAATATTATTAAGTTTTAGTATGTCTACATGGTCCTTCACCCATTTTCCATCCATATTTATGAGGACAAGAAGTTACATCATTTGTTTCTAAACAAGTAGCTACAGAATCTTGACTTCCTAAATAACAATAGCCATGTCCAGAATATACCTTTGAAGTTAATGGATAATCTAATTTATCACTTCCCGCCGGTTCAGGAATATTTGTATTAATAGGAAATTTTGGGGAAGTCATTGAATCTTCTTTTAAATTATTTTGATTATTAGTATTATTAGTATTATTAGTATTATTAGTCTTATCATCATTATCATCATTATCATCATTGTGATCATTATTGTCGTTATTATTTTTTGTATTTTTATTTGTTAAACTGGTATTACTAGTTTGACTACTTGATTTAATTGGAGGCTGATTCATATTTTTTTCTAATGCATCTAATCCTGAAATGCTAGTATTCGATACAGTATTAATTAAACCCTTAGCGCCAGCGGTTCCTGTTGTAATAGTTTGTTTAGCTGTATTTGTTATAGTAATTCCAAAAACTTTTAAAATTGGTGCTAAAAAATTTTTAATATTATTTATTAATTTTCCCAAAAAACTACTAGCATCTCCAACATAATTTAATATATTAAATCCTAAAAATGCTAATAATACTAAAATACCTACCCAAAATATAATATGACTCCATATATTCCATGTATTTTTCTCATTAATTTCTGCCTGAATTCCTTTTTTTTCTAATTCTAATTGTTCAGTACTTTGCCACATAACTTATATAATTATTAAATATAATTTTATAATACTTAATAATTATATAGATGAAAAGTATAAAAAATAGAAATTCTATATTTATTAAAAATAATACATCAAAAAAAAATAAATTTTTAAAAAATTTATTAAATAATTTTAATAAACCACAAACATTAAATAATTTTACAAATATTAATAAAACTCTTAAAAAATCATTTTCTCCACGAATTAATAAATATTTAGTTTCTTTTACAAAAAAAAAAGCGTCTAAATTTTTACTATGTAATAATAATCTTTTAAAAATAAATATTAGTAAAACAAAAAAATCTAATTGTTTAAATTATAATAATAAAAAAGTAAAAAAATTTTTACTTAATAATTTAAAAAGTAGTAAAAATATTAATTGTTCAGATATTATTCCTCCAAAACAAATATTATCTAATTGTTGGTTTAATACATTTTTTGTAACTTTTTTTATTAGTGATAAAGGTAGAAAATTTTTTAAATATTTTAGACAATTAATGATAGAAGGGAAATTAATAAATGGTAAAAAATTATCTACAAATCTTGCTAGAGCTTTTTTTATGTTAAATATAGCAATTGAAGCATCAACTAATAATTTACTAAATAATGTAGCATATAAATTGAATACTAATTTACTAATAGAAAAAATTTATAAAGCTATAAATAATAAAAATTTTCATAATACCAACATACGAAAAAAAGGACAAGCTGGTAATCCCTTAGATTATTATCTAACTATTTTTAATTATTTAAATGCTCAGGAAATATTTTCTATTCCAATAACTTTATTTACTTCTGCCGATAGTGTTACTATAGAAAATTATATAATATCTCAAAATATTAAGATTAAACCTGATATAATTATTCTAGAAATATATGATGGATCAAATGGTACAGCTGGTCCAGCAGGAAAAATTAATAATAAACAAAATTTATTAAATATATTTAATACTAAATATTCTCTCGATGCAGCAATAGTAAGAGACATTGAAGGTAATCATTTTTGTTCATTATTAACATGTAATAAAAAAGAATATTGTTTTGATGGCGCAAGTTTTAATCGATTGAGTCCCATGAACTGGAAACAATTAATTAACTCTTCTAAAATTTGGCAATTTCAGGGACATAATCTTAAATGGAATTTTAAAAATAGTTATCAATTACTTTTTTATTATAGAACAAATTAAAGATCTTCTATATTTATCATATTATTCATCATTTCAATTTTAGATATTGTTTTATCTAAATTATTTTCTTTAATATCATTAAATAAATATTCAGTATTAGGAGTATGTTCATTTTTTTTAATATCTTTATAAATATTATTTAATTTTTTTATAATATTTTCAATAAATTTTTCATTATTATTAATTTTTATATCATAATTAACATATTCAGTTACTAATGTAATAGCAAAATATAAAATATTTTTTCTTTTTTTAATACAATTCACTGTATATTTTATTGTAAATAACTTTAATAAACTTTCAAGTATTTTTTTTAAAATTTTATATGATTTTCTCTCTTTTATTTCATTAAATATTGCCTCCCATATCATCCATATACAATCCTTTTGATATTCAAAATTAACTTGTATGTCACTTCTTGTTTCACACAATATAGGTATTTTATTACTTCTACAAATATTATCAAATTGAATTATCCATTCTAGCCAATATGTTGCATTAATAGTATTATTTTTATTTAAATTATAAGCAAATTCATTAAATGGTATAAATAATTGTTTAGGATCTTCTGATCTAAAAAAGTTTTTAGTATAACTAATATTATTTGCCTTTAATTTATCAGTTAATAAAGTTATATCAAATTCATTTGGATCTATTTTTAAAAATTCTATACTATGTTTTTTAGGCGATAAACATAAAATACATATAATCTCTCCAAATAATTTTCTTATTTTTATATTATTTCTTAATTTTAATTCATTATCTACATAACCCATATTTAGTATTTCTTTAAAATTATTATATCTTAAATCTAAATATATAGGAAGTTTAGGATTACCAAGATGAATATATTTACTACTTACAATTAATATAATTTCCCACAAATCTATAAAATGACCAGAACAAATTAATTCTATACTCCAATAACAAGAAGGCTCTATTTTATTATTTTTAATATTTTTCATTAATTCTATTTTTACCTTACTTTTTTGAAATCCAGAAAAAGTAATATTCTTAAAATCATTACTAGATCTTATATCATTAATATCTAAATCATTCATTATATAAAAATAATATTTTTTTATAATAAAAAAAATAACTTTATTAATTATAAAGTATGGATATTATGATTAAAAAATTATTAAATTTAAGTATAATAGAAAAATTATTATTATTATTTTTTATATTAATTATTATTACATTAATTTGTTCATATGTTAAAAATTCAAAAGAAGGATTTGATAATATAAATAAAGAATTTATATTAAAAAAAGATCTAGATATATATGATAATTTTTATGTAAATATTTATGATATTTTATCATATAATAAAATTATTACTGATTTTGAAGTAGGTAATATAATAACATCTACTTATCCTACTGAAAAAAGTATAATTTTAGATATTGGATCTAATAATGGATATATTGTAAATTTATTTAAAGAAATTACTAATCAAATAATTGGAATTGAATTATCAAAAAATATGATAGAAAAAGCTATACAAAGATATCCTCATTTAAAAAATAACTTTTTACAAGAAAATATATTAAATAATCAAATATTTGAAAATAATAGTTTTACTCATATTTTTTGTTTAAATTTAAATTTTTATACTATTCAAAATAAAAAATTATTTTTAGAAAATTGTTTTAATTGGTTAATGCCTGGTGGATACTTAGCTTTAAATTTAATAAATAAACCAGAAATAAATATAAAACAACATATTATTAATATAAGATCTAATGTCTTTCCTGATTTTATAGATCCTGATATTCTGCTTAGTGAAAATATTAAGTTTAAAGATTTTATATACTATCCTAAATATTATATGGTATCAGATAACACCGGTATTTTTGAACAAAAATTTAATTTTAATAATGGTAATATTAGAAAACAAGAAACTACAATATATTTTATGTCTATTAATGAAATTTTAAAAATTGCTAAATATTTAGGTTATATCATTTTACAGCAATTTACTTTAAAAAATAAAAATAAAAATAATAATTTACTTTATATTTTACAAAAACCAAATTAATTATCTAACATATTTACTTGCTCTAGCAAAAGAATCTATAACAAAAATAACAAAAATTCCTAAAAATGTATATAATATAACTTCTTCAACAACATAATTTGTTTTTTCATCTCTTTGTTCTTCTAAAAGAGTAATAATATAATTTAATTTATATAATAAATCTTTATTTTTATCACTTATTATTGCTTGATTTTCATAACCTACATTAGCATAATAATTTTCATTATAATCATTAACTTTTTCTTCAAGATCTACTTTTTCATTTCTAGCTATATTAGAAGTATATTTATTTGGTCTTACTGCTTGAACTGGATTAAACTCCGGCAATGGTTTAAAATCACTCATATTATTATTAGAATCTTCTTGAATATTATTAGAAATTCCAGATAATTTATCTTTTTTATGAATTTTTTCATATAGTTCAGACATATCAAAATTAAAATTTTTTTTTGCAGTTTTATTATGAGTTTTAGTAGTAATTTTAGGAGGTTCTAAAGGAGTAAAATCAGGATTAGGATTTGTAATTTTATCAAAATTAATTTCTGAATATTGCAATGACATATATAAAAATTTATAATATTATTATTTTAGAATTATTATTTTAAATATTTCTAAAGATTATATAATATGTTGCATAATATTAAAAATTATATTGATATTTTAAGTAATGATAAAATATTAATTGGAATATCTATTATATTTTTAAATATTGCCTCCAAATATATTGATCTTAAGTTAACTAAAAATCAAGAAGCTCTTATTAAAAATTTAGGCAAAGAAATTTTAGTTTTTTTTATTGCTTTTATCGGAACACGTGATATATTAATTTCATTAATATTAACACTTATTTATTGGATTATAGTTAGCTTATTACTAAATGAAGACAGTTCTTTATGTATTTTACCTGCTCATTTGAAAAAACTTCATACTATTATTGATTCAAATAATGATGAATATATATCTCAAGATGAATTAAACCATGCTTTAAAAATATTAGAAAAATCTAAAAAACAAAATATAAAAAATAATCAAAATGAATTATGGCAAAATATTGGATCTACTTTTTAAATAAATTTAAATACCTTGTATATATAATATGAATCAAATAAATGAAACAAAAATTAGTGGATTCTTTGATAATAATAATTATGAATTAATTTTTACATCTCAATCTAATTTAAATACTGATATAGATGACTTTATTACTTATTTAGATAGTTTATATATATTATCTTCACAAATATATAGAAGTAAAAAAGATAAAGCACCACCTGCCGGGGCAAACTTGACAAATGACGATATTAATGATTTATTTATTGATTTAAAATTAATTTATATTTCAAAAATTGTAAATAATGTCCTTAATACATTTTTATCAATTTATGATAAAAGAGCTATTGATACCAGTTTTAAAGAAATAGATAAAGAAAATATTTTAAAAAAATTTTGGAATAAAATTCAACCACAAAGCTATAAATCTAGCACTTTTCAAGATAAAACTAGTAATTTATCAGAATGGGCTTGTAATTTTAGTAAAGTAGATTTAACTAAAAAATCTAATGAATTAAAAGTTTCAGAAGATTATCTAAAAGTAATACAAGAATTAAATGATATATTTAAAAAATGTTATGACAAGGAAAGTACTGTTTCAAACCAAATTAAAACAAATTCAAAATATAAAGATAAATCAGTTGGAAAATCTTCAGGAATTACATTACATTTTGAAGATTATAATTTATCTTTTTTAAATTTTAGAAGCGATCTTCTTTCAAAACAATCAAGTTGGCCACCAATTTTTAAAAAAGACTTTAAAGTTATTCCAAAAACCGAAGCTAGCCAAGGGAAAGCAACTATATTTAATATTCCAGATAAAATTGAAATATCAGATGAATCTATCCAAAAATTTATACAAGATATTAATTTACTTTATAAACTTAATAAACAAGTTATTTATGATGAAGATAGAAAAAATTTAGAAATACTTAAATTAAGATCTAAAGCTACAGATGAGTATACAAAAGATACTTTATTAGCTCCAGAAAAAGAAGCGATTCGTAAACAAGCAACTAATAAATTTGATACTGATAAAATTAATAAAAATATTAATGAAATATATGAAAAATCTCCTAGTTTAAAAAACTTAACAAATGATGAAATTTTAATAATTTTAGAAAATACTCTTAATATTTTTGTATATCCAGGAAAACAAATAATTAAAACTTTTAGAGATTATAGTAAAAATATATTAAAAATTACTGATACTGGCGAATCAGTAACAAGTAATCCTACAATTTTTGAAAACAATATTAAAGTTTTAATAAATATATTAAATAAATTAAAATTAAAAAATATAGAATGGGGTGAAGGTGATGATAAAGAAATTTATAAATTTATACCAAACTATTTTTCATTTAAAATGTTAAATCAAATAGAAAAAAAAATATATATCTTAGAGGTTAATTTAAATTTAGAATATTCTATAATTAATACTTATCTTAAATTTATTATTAATTTTAATAGTGATGATCCAACAATTAAAAATATTAAAAACTATAATTTTAAAATTACTGATAGTATTCCTGATAGTAAAATAAGCGATGGAAATATATATTTACCGCCATTAATTTATAGTAATACTAATGCCGATCCTAAAGATATTAGTTGTTGTTATGTATTAGTTACTGAAGATGATATAAGAACTTTTAATAAAAATAATCCTACAATTCAAAATAAAGAAATATTTACTGATTTAAAAATAATTGATAAATTAATAAAACAAATATCAAAAAATAAAGAAGATAATAAATATAGATATGAAGATCCAAATGCATTTAAAAAAGATATTGAATTAATAGCTAGTATATTTTTTAGTCCTCATCCAATAACAAATAAATATATTGGATTTATAACCAAACATTTTTCAAAAAATAATTTAATATATTATCAAAATAAACCTTATCATATAATAAATTATGATATTGAGAATATTCCTGAAAATAATAATTTTGACTTAATTGAAAGTAAAAAAAATGGAACACAAGAAATTGGTAAAATTTATAAAATTAATATTACACTAACTGTTTCTAATGGTGAAAAACCACTAAATTTAGCAAGATCTATTTCTGCATCATGTCCAGCAAAAGCAAATAAATTAAATACAACATATAAAAACATTACAAATAACATAGGAATATTAAAAAATTTTGGAAAACCAGATAAGTTAAAAAAAAGATGGTATATAAAAGATGGTTATTTACAAAAAGCAGATGATTCGGATAGTCAAAGCGGTGGAAAAAAAACAAAAAAAAAATATTTACATATTAATATGAAAAAAAGAAAATATACTAAAAAAAAATTAAGAAAAGTTAAAAAATTAAAAAAATTGAATAAAAAAACAAAAAAAATGATAAAAAGAAAAAAATATACACGTAGAAAAATGAAATATAGAGCTGGAGTTAATTCAACTGGGCAAACAAATAAAGATTTTTCAAATTCTTCTACTGCTGAAACTGGTAAACCTAAAACTCCTTCGCCTCCTATTCCTTCTAGACAATCAACACAATATGATGAAAATGGATACAGATTAGATTCTCAAGGATGGCATGCTGATTCTGAATTTCAATGTTTTGGATGTGAATCTGGAACTGATTTTGGTTATCATTGTCCTGCTTGTGAAAGAGAAACAGATCTAAGACATAGAAGATAAATTAATCCCAAAATTTAGCTAATGCTTCCATTATTTTAATTTTATATTGAACCCAATAAGTTCCACCTGTATATTGATCTAGTTCAGCTTGATCCATTAAAAGAAATCTGACTAATTGTTCAGTCATTGGATTTTTATTTACAATTACACCTTCTTTATCTTCTGGTTGAATATCTTTACTATAAAAGAATGGATGTGTTCTAAGAGATAAATTATAATCTACACCCTCAATCTCTGGAATATTATATCTATATGTTATATCATAAACATCTTTACCACCACTCTGCAGTTCTTGAACGATCACTTTTAAATCACAAAATATATGTTCTTGATTATCAAATATATCATATAACCTAAAATTTTTTACAATTGTGTTCATATTATCTTTTCCGTAAATAAAAAAATAAAATATATTTCAATTTTTTATTTTTTAAATACTAAATTTTTCTAAAAAGTTTTTCTGTAATTCTTCTGGTATCTCATTAAAATTAATTATTTTATTATTTAATTTAAATCTCTCTAATGCATTTTCTTTATTTAATTGTTTTAAAAATAATTCCCTATTTTCATAATAATTTATTGCTGTTTTGAGTCCACATTTTTTAAATATACCTGGAATATTATCACTTTTATCTCCTAATACTATTTTACAAAATAAATCACACTCTTTATTTCCGGTTGAATTTTTACTTGTTTGTAAATCTTTATATTTTAAATTTATAATTTTAATTTTATCATCTGCCAGTTGTAAATAATCCATATCATTTGCTATAATAAATATTTTTTTATTTTCATATTTATTTTTAATATGATTAGCAAATAATGCAATACAATCATCTGCTTCTAATTTATCATAATTTATAATTGGACACAATTCTGGTATTATTTCACTATATGCCAATTTAAAGAAATATCCTCCCATAAAATCATCATCATAAACTCGTTGTTCTTTATAATTATTAAATAAACCATTTCTCCAAATTTCCTGCCTTGGACAATCTTTACTACCAATAATTATATAATTTTTAACTTTTAATTTTTTTGGAATTTCTAGTAATTTCTCTCGAAATGTTTTTTTAAATTTTTCAATAAATTCTATATTTTGTGAAGGATCATCTAATGGATCATCCGGTTTTGCTAATTTCCACCATTGAACTAAAGCAAAATACCTATAAAATATAAAATAACTTAAATCTACTAATATAATATTTTCTCGATTTTCAATATCCATTTTATTTATTATTAAATTATTAATATTTAATTCAATTTTAATATTAAATATTAATATTTAATCTAAACTAAATTCAGTTTCTTGCAGTAATTCTTCAATTATTGGTAACATAAAATCATTATAATCTTTATTAGGATTATTTGATTTAGTATTTATTAAAGATAGAGATAAATTAATTCCCGATGCTACACAAAAAATTACTTGGTTCAGTGAGTCACCGATTTTTAAATTATATTTTTTTAATAATTTATTTGTATAGTAAATAAATTTTATAACATCAGGTTCTTTATAATAATATTCTTCCATAATTGCAGAAAGTTTGTCTAATATATTTTTTTTAATATTTTCTTCAAAAGTTTTAAATCTTTCTGGTTTACTACATAATGTTTCCATACATTTAATTGATGCTTTATACGAATTTCTTTCTATAAATAAATATTTATAAAAATAATATATTGCATCTTGTTCTAATTTTCCTATTTTATATCCAATTCCAAAATCTATTAATCCTATTTTATCTTCTAAAAACATAATATTTCCACTATGCATATCACTATGACCTATACCATAAAAAAATGCTGCCATAAAATTTATGTTACCTATTATTTTTGCATATTTATATTTTTCCTCATTACTTAATTTATTTATATCTTTACCCTCTATAAAATCCATAACTAATACATTATTATATTTATTTGTTATTTCACTATATGCATTTGGAACTTTTAGATAATCTACTTTATTTGAAAATTTTAACCAATAATTAATATTTTTTAACTCATTCATAAAATTAATTTGCTCCCATATAATATTTGAATTATCATCTATAAAATCTTTTACATTTAAATTTTTTATATAAGGAATAAATGATAATATATAACCAATTAAATGTAAATCTTGAATTGCTGTTTCAAGTTTTTTATCAATATCTCGTTTTAATACTTTTATTACTATATCATTTTCTTTATATGTTCCTGTATAAACTAATGCTACTATACCAGCATTTATTGGTTCTCTAGAATTAAAAATTATACCTTCTTCTTCTAATTTATTTAATATATCATCATTTTTTTCATTAATAGTATATGGCACCTGATTTGTATATTTAAGTAAATAATCTTTTTGTTTATCATTAAAAATTAAACTATTAACACATATACCTTGAATTATTTTAATATAAGTTACATTAAACGTTTCAATTCTATTACAAATATCTTTTACTAATTTTAATGAATCTCTATAGTAAATATATTTTATACTATGTTTTGTTAATAGATATAAAATAAAAAATAAATTTTTCCAATTTTCAAATGTTATATTCATTATATATTTAAATATATATAATGAATTTTAAGTAATTTTATTTAAAATTAATTTCTAAATTATCTAATTTTTATATAATATCTTTATTTATTATTTTGTTCAATAAATTGTCGTAATCTATAAAATATTTTTTTCATCATTAATCCTAATATATTTTCCATATAAATTGGTAAATCTTCTTTTATATCAATACTAAATTTATAATTCATTCTTAATTTTTCCTTAAAAGAAATAATTGTTAATTGTGCAAATTTACAATCCATCTTTTGTGCAGAATGATTTTGCATTTTAGATAAATTATATTTACAATCTTCACTTTTAAATAATGTTAAATTATTTGTTTTTTGTCTAAAAGTCTTTAATATTAAATATTTTTGTGGAATTCCTGCACTTTTTCCAAATCTTTTAAAAATAAATAATACATCTATTTCATCATTTGAAATTTGATTTAAAATTTCTATTTTTTCTATTACATCTTCATTTAATTTTTGAATTAATTGATAAATTTTAAAATCCATTAATTTATCTAAATCAAAATTATTATTCTTTGTTTCAAAATCTAACATGTAAATATTCTCTTCTTTATTTACCTTTAAAATCATATCTTCTTTATTACAAACTATTTGATATTTGTTATTTTCAAATTCTTCGCCCATTTGCATTAATATAAATTTATTATTAATTTTATATTAATTTTTAACTTATTGTATTTTAATTAATAGATTTGCGTTTTTTTTCTTCTGGAGAGGGCTTAATACAAATATATTTATGACCCGATTCATCATACTGATTTCGTTTATTAATTTTAAAAATATTATCTATATGACCTGGTTTAATCCACTTATCTTCTTTTTCCATTATTAAATAATAATTTATTTTTTTAAGTCATTTAGAAAGATACTACTAAATTATATTATAATAATGCTTTCATTTAAGTATTTTATTATTTTCTTACTTTCTCTTGGTGTTAATTCACAAAATTCTTGTCCAGAATCGCCAAGTGGTTGTATTACTTTTAAAATTGGTCCAGGTACAGGCTGTGATTGGATGTGTAATTATTGTGCAGAACAATTAAAAACTAATAATTATTATTTTATAGATGGTATATGCAAATATAAATTAGCAGGTTGTAAAGGTAATCCATTAGCAGGTGTAGATTATACATGTTGTATTGCTCAATCTAAAGAAGGAAAGAATATAACAGTTCTTTTAAATAATTCTAAAAATAGTCCATTGTCAAATCCTCCGGGGTTTAATTTATGGGTAGGAGGTGATTATTGTGGTGATCCTGAAGGAATTAAAGTATCAAAAACTGATACACATTTATCTTATACTATTCCTGCAACTACAGAATTTATTTTAACTTGGTATTATGATTGGGACTGTTATTCAGGACTGGCATTACAAGGTCCATGGGAAAATAAAGAATTAATTGAATTACCTCCTGTTAGTAAACATTATATGTATTATATATCATATTTTTTAAAAAGTTAAATCTAGATAATAAACATCTGCTGCAGCTAAATACGTTTTAGTATATATCTCAGCATCTCCAACTGCTAAACCAATATCATTTATTAAAACAAATTTAATTGAGTCTAATTTATTTTGTCGAGTGACTTGGCTGGCTGCCGTGCCTAGAGAAAGAATGGTATTGGTAAATTTACTACCAGCTACTTTTGCTGCGGCCACTTCTATAGTAACCCCTGGTAACAGTGATAATTCATAATATTTAGTTATAATAATTTTAGTTGTGGTTGTTGGTGTTCCTGGATTTCCAGGAACACTATAACTATCTTCATCATATAATCCACCAGCAACAGAGTGTCTATGAAACTCTCGACAAGATGCAAAAGAAAGGCCCTTTATTATAGTAGCCGTAGATTGAGTAAAAGCCACTGCATCAGAAAACATTCTATCAAATGTAACACAACTTGTTAGTTCTTTAAAATTACCCGCGGAATTAAAAACATCTTTACTAAAAGAAGTACAACCTTGACACATACTTTTAACTGTTTTACAATTATTTAATTTCCATGGACTGAAATCAATATCCATATTTTCTATATTCATAAAAACACCTTCTGCATTTTTCACATTTTGAAGTGAATCTGCAAATCCTATACAATTTGATGTGTAACCACCCTCTTGTGTGGATCTTGCAAACATAAAACTTATATTTTCGACACTGGTTGGGTTCCAACCACTATATGAAGCAGCTAAATTTGGATTTCCAACATTATATGTTGTTAAATCTTGATTAAATCCTGAATCATAAAACATATATCTCATATCTATAACATTACTTACGTCCCATTGATTACCATTTGTAGGTAATGGATTATTAAAATTTGGTGTTTCTCTAAACATATAACTCATATTAATAACTAGTGTTGTTTCCCAAGTATTAATTTGACCATTCGCTGTTCCAAATGCAGTTGCGCCATAAAATACTTCTGACATATCTGTAACATTACTGGTGTCCCATCCTTGCATCGATCTATCAAATGCTCCTGCTTTTTTAAACATTCTCTTTATTGTGGTAACATTACCTAGATCCCAAGAATCTATCTCTCTATTAAAATTAATTGCTTCTTCAAATAGACTTTCCATAGTTGTAACATTAGAAGTTGCCCATGATGATAGAGGTTGATCAAATAAAGTCGCTTTATAAAAAGTAGATTTTAATGTTGTAACATTACTTACAGTCCACGAATTTATATTGCGATTAAAAACAGAAGCTCCATAAAATGTTTCAGACATATCCGTAACATTTGTTACATCCCATGAAGATAAATCTTTATCAAATGAACTTGCATTTTTGAACATTCTCTTGATCGTAGTAACATTTGACATATCAAAAAAGTCTATAGAAACATTAAAAGCTAAAGCTCCCTCAAACATAGAGTCAGTTGTTGTTAAGGAACTGGTAATCCATTCTCCAGAAATCCCTGTTAATGATGTATTAAAAACTGAATTATCTTTAAACATAAATGACATATCAGTTACGTTAGTAACATCCCACATATTAATACTGCTATTGAAACTGGAATTTTTAAACATACTCGACATATCGGTCACACTTGATACATTCCATAAACTGATAGATCCACTAAATTCAGAACCTTCAAACATACTAGACATATTTGTAACATTTGATACATCCCATGAACTAATATCAATTTGAGTAGACCATTGCGCTAACCCAGTTCTTGAAGTAGTAGGATTTCCATTACAATCTCTTTGTTCATTAAATAAATTACTAGTATCTGTAATTAAACTTAAATCCCAATCAGCAATATTACCATATTCATTTGTTACAATTACATTTAACGAAACATAAAGATCTACTTTCTCAAATAAGTCACATTTTGTTGTAGGTTGATATGGACTACTTAATCCACCATTAGAAGTTAAATTATCTCCGCCAGTAGAAGTTAAATTATCTCCGCCAGTAGAAGTTAAATTATGAGTTAAATTACCAGATGGATGTGGTAAAGATCCATTAACACAATATCCATTACAAATACCTGTTTTTGGATTCTGCATAGTTCCTTTATTTAAATGTGCTCGTGATAATTTAGCTCGCCTATTTGAAATAGTATTAGCTCCAACACCAGACCCTGATGTATATGTATTAAATAAATTAGTTTTTGTACTATTTATAACTTGTTTCATTGAAACAATTCTATTACTCATTTATAAATTATATATATATTTTATATAATGTTTAATAAATATAATATAACTATATCGTTATTTGTAATTATTTTTATAAAAAAATATATATATAATGAAAAAAAAAAATCTTCTAAAAAAACACAAACAGATTTAACAATAAAAAAAATCACTCAATTAGAAGAATTTGAAAATGATTTAGTTACTATATATAATAATGAATATCACTATAAATGGAAATATATAGATTATGATAATACAAATAATGAGGTTATATCAAATGTAATTATTAATTAAATATTTGAAATATTTAATTTATTTTTTATTTTTTTTAACAGATTTCTTTTTAACAGATTTTTTTTTAACAGATTTCTTTTTTAATTTTTTTTTTCTTGAATTTTTAAGTAAATTATTATATTTTTTTATAGCTATTTTTTTATCAGCATCACAAACTATATTATAAGTATCATTATTTGGCTGACCCATTTTTAAATTTTTTTTTGTTTTATTCATATCATCTGTCTCTTGTATTATTCTACCTACTCCGCCATGAGCTAAAAAATAAACACAAAATCCTGCTTTTTTTTTATTAGACATTATATATATATATATATAATTTTTAAATAAATTTCATATTTTTTCTCTCTTTATTAGTTTTTTTTTTTGATCTTTTTCCTAAAAATTTAAAATATCTATTTGCTAATCTATATCTAGAAGGTATATTTTTTGCATTTTTATATTTTGTATGCCTATATTTATTTAATACCTTTAATCTTGTATTTAATATCATACCTACTTTCCATATTCTTTTATGAGAATATTTATTTGATTTATATAATTTTTCTAGATGATTAATAGTATTTTTAACATCATCTAAAGTCGTATATTTAATTTTTATTGTATCATTTGGATTTTTATCTATATAAACATCAAATGATTTTTTTGGATTATTTGGATTAAATAAAAAATTTTTTTTTGTCCCACCTTTTTGTTTACAAAATTTAAATGGGGCACAGGAAGATCTCATAGTAAAACCTTTTATATTTTTAGATTTACATTTTTTTATTGAAAATTTTCTTGGTAAACTAAATACTTTTCCATCTTTACGAATACAATTTTTATTTGAATAATTCTTAATTTTACAACATTTATTCATATAATATATAGTTAGAATCTTTTTACATGCCCTGTTCTATATTTTTCAGTTCTAGCTCTATTAATAGCTTTTTTTCCTAATTGTTTAAATGTTTTTGGTGTCTTTTTTGTAATTCTTCTAGTAGGTCTATATACATCATTTTTGTACTTATAGCCAACTGAACCTCTTTGATTTCTCCATTTTTCACGAAACCATCTTCCTAAACCTTTATCTAAATTTTTTTTACCGATATATGGATCTTTATTTCCATATTTTTTATAAAATTTTTTTTTATAAGTTTTAACTAATATTCCACTTCTATAAGCACTATGCTTAGGAATTTTTTTGTAAATATTTTTTTTAGTTTCATTATATAATTTTTTATCTCGAGGCTCCATTATATTATTTAATAACATTTTCTTTTTGATATATATAAAATGAAAATTTGTACAATATCATGTGGTATTTCGTTAATATTTATAGTTGGGATGATTTATATGTCATTTTTTATTGACAAGCAAAAAATTAGTATCGATTTTAAAAAAACCCTTTCAAAAAAGCAACTAGATATATATGAAAATATAGTTAATTATAGAAGAAATTTATATTTTCAGGGTTATGGGATAGGAATAATTATTTCTATAATAGTTATTGTAATGAAAATATTTAATAAAATAAAGTTTAATTATTTAGGTATAGGTTGTTTAATTGCCAGTATATCTTTTATTACATCATATTTTTATTATATTTTATCACCTAAACCAGATTATATGATATTACATATAGATGGTAAACAACAAAAAGAAGCTTGGTTAAAAATATATAAAACTATGCAATTTAATTATCATTTAGGATTGGTATTAGGTATAATAGCTGTATTTTTCTTAAGCATGACATTTTGTAAATAACTTTTTTTAAAAATTGATTTTTTTTATATTTATAAAATTAAATATAAAAATAAAAATATGAGTGAAAATAAATCTATCCAATTAGGATTATGTTGCTTGAATACAAATTTAAGGGCTCAAAAACCACCTATATTTTCTTCTAGATCGATAATTTTAAAAACTTTAACAGAAAAAGGTATTGAATATCTTAAAGAAAAAATAATTGAAAATTTAAAAGATACAATTAAATTAATTGAATGGAATGAAAAAAATGGTATTAAAGTATTTAGATTAAGTAGCGATTTATTTCCACATAAATCTAATCCAAAAGCAATTGATTATACATTTGATTTTGCATTAGATTTATTAAAAGAAATTGGAAATATAGCTCGAAAATATAATCAACGTTTAACATTTCATCCTGGACAATATAATGTTATTGCATCACCTAGTGAAGATGTATTTAAGAATACAATATTAGATTTAGATTATCATGCAACTGTATTAGATTTAATGGAAATGGATCAAAATTCAGTAATGGTTATTCATGGTGGAGGAGTATTTAAAGATAAAGAAAAAACAAAACAGCGATGGTGTGAAAGATATAATTTATTACCAGATAATATTAAAAAAAGATTAGTTTTAGAAAATTGTGAAAAAAATTTTTCAATTATAGATTGTTTGGAAATTTCAAATAAAGTGAATATTCCTGTGGTATTTGATACTCATCATTTTGAATGTTATAAAATTTTACATCCTGACGAATCTTTTAAAGATCCTGAATATTATATACCTTTAATTTTAAAAACATTTGAGAAGAGAGAAATAAAACCTAAATTTCATGTTAGTGAACAAGGATCTGGAAAAACTGGCCATCACAGTGATTTTATAGAAGTTATTCCAGAATATTTATTAAATATTCCTAAAAAATTTGGTATTAATATAGATATTATGATTGAAGCTAAAATGAAAGAACAAGCTATATTTAAACTATATGAAAAATATCCTCAACTAAATTGTAAAATTGATCAAAATCAAGATTTATCTAAATATCAATGCATTTGTATTGATGAATTTAAAGATGAATGTGAATGCTGTAATCCTAATATTTTTAAATTTAAAATTAAAGTTAAAAAAACAAAGAATTATTGTAAATAAAATATATTATCAAAATTATAAAGATATTTACCTAAAAATTTAAAATTATCATCTTCTTGTCTGTTCCATTCTTCTGGAGAGATAAGTGATAAAATTTCTTTATTATTAATTAAATAATGATAGTAATAATTACCCACTACTTTTTTACAACTCATATCAAGAGTGTGTAAATACTCATTAATTGTAATATTTTCTATAATAGTTTTAGCTTTATTTTGTAAATTACTTATTTGTTCAGCTAATAAAACTAATTGACCATATCCAGAATAATTATTTTTTATAATATCTAAATTATTATTATCATTTAATGATAACATTTGAAATAATTTAGTTGTAGTTTCTTTATTTAGATTACTAAGCGCCATAATAAAATATATAATTATATTTTTATATAATATTTATATAAAATGAAAGAAACAATTGTTAAATTTGAACGTGGTCCATTTCCAAAAAAATATACTGCATTTGTTAGAAATAAAAAAACTCACAAAATAAGACGAATTAATTTTGGTGATAGAAGATATCAGCAATATAAAGATAGAACTCCTTTACATTTATATTCTAAATTAAATCATTATACTAGAAAACGACAAGAAAATTATTTCTCTCGACATTCAGGTGTTAAATATAGAGGTGCTGCTATTTTAAAAGAAAAAAAGAAAAGCGATGGTTATTATAATGCAAAAATTTTAAGTCATGAATATCTTTGGTAATTTATATATATAATAAAATATATATATGAATACTTTTCAAAAAATTTTTTTACTTTTTATATTTGGTTGTATAATTACTAGAAGTATTTTTGTTATAATTGCATTAAAGATTCCTAAAATTTATTTACCTTATTTTGGTTTAATAGGTATTGCAATTGGATTAGGATTTATATACACTTTTATAACTAATAAAAAAAAGGGTAGTACTTTCGGTCAAAAAGCTTGGTGGCATTACTTAAGACCAATTCATGCATTATTATATTTAATTTTTGGTTATTTAGCTATTAATAAAAATAATTACTCATTTATACCTTTACTAGTAGATGTTTTATTAGGATTATTTTCATTTATAATTTATCATTTAAAAATGGGATCATTTAAAAAATTATTTTAAATTTGTAATTGTGTTTTACTAAAATTTTTCATTTTATTATATTCTGTTTCAGTTAAAGACAGAAAACCTTTATTTTTTAAATCAGATAAATTATTATTTATTAAGTTAACTGCATTTAATTGATTTATTAATTCAGGTATTTTTTCTAATGATCCACTTCCCAAATAGTCTGCTCCTTTATGAAATATAACTTGTAGTGTATCATGATCATTTAAAATTTCTCCATTAGCAGCATTTACTGGTAATGCTTTATTGAGTTCTTCTTTGCTACATTTCATAAATAATAATAAATCTATATTATCTTGTTCATCATAAAATATATATGCTCCTTTTTCCATTAATTAATATAAATTATTTTTTTAAATAATTTATATGCAAAATATTGTTTTATGTATATGCAAAATATTGTTTTATGTTTATGTGTAAGAAATTGTGAAGAATATTTAGAAAAAATATTTCAAAATATTAATTTACTTAAAACACTTAATTTTAATTTTTATACAATTTTTATTTATGATAATTGTATTGATAATAGTGAACAATTATTAATAAATTATAGAAATAATAATTCTAATATAATAATTAAAACTATAAAAAATAAAAGTATTTATCGAACAGTTAGAATAGCAAAAGCTAGAAATGAATGTTTAAATATTATTTATAATGAATTAAAAAATATAGATTTTCATATTATGATAGATGCAGATAATTCATGTATAAAAAAATGGAATATTGATATTATAGATAAATACTTGAATAATTTTGATAATGATGACTGGGACTGTATATCTTTTAATCGTTCATTTTATTATGATATATGGGCTTTATTATTTGATAACTTTAAACATCATTGCTTTGGATTTGGTAATCAAAATAATCATATTATAAAAATAATGTATGAAAATATTATTGATAAATTAAATAATATTACGGAGAATAGTATAGAAGTAATATCAGCATTCAATGGATTTGCAATATATAAAACTGATAAATTTAAAGATTTAAAATATGATGGTTTATATTTAAATTTAAAATCTTTAATTAGTGATTATGAAAGAGAATTAAATGAAAAATTTTTAAAAGAAAAATATAATATAAATGTAAAATGTCAACATGATATGATAGAAAGTTGTGAACATTTATATTTTCATTTAAATGCTAATAAGTTAGGAAATAAAATAAAAATATCTAAATTTTGTATTATATAAAAAAAATAAAAATTTTAAAAAAAATTCTCAAATCGATTTTTAAAAAATGGACAAAAAAGTATGTCCAATTTTGAAAAATGGAATTTAAAATTTCTAAAATTTTTTAAAAAATCGTTTTAGACGATAATGCTCTAAATTTCAAAATTTATTAAAAATATTTCTTATGATAAAAAAAATTTTAAAATTAAAAAATAATTTAGGCATTTTTCTACTATCATAATATGGATAGTTTGGATAGTAAAATGGATAGTAAAAAAAATGCCGAAATTTGGGAATGTAAATTATGCAACTTTAAATGCAGCAAAAAAAGTAATTATAATAAACATTTACAGACACTGAAACATAATCGGCATTTTTTGGATAGTAAAAAATGCCAAAAAATGCCAAATGATAAATGGACGTGTGAATGTGGAAAATCATATGTTTATGATACAGGATATTATCGTCATAAAAAAAAGTGTAATTATCAAGAAGAGACAAAAAATAAAATAATAAATAAACAGGAAATAGATTATAAAAAGATGTTAGAAAAAGTAATGGAAGAAAATGCAAAATTAATGGGTCATATTGATGAATTAATTCCAAAAATAGGAAATAATAATACAGTAAATAATAAACAAAAAATAAATATTAATATATTTTTAAATGAACAATGTAGGGATGCAATTTCTATTGATGAATTTATAGATAAAATTAAAGTAAATATTGATGATTTATTATTAACAAAAAATAAAGGAATAAATGAAGGAGTTTCAAATATTTTTATAGAAAATATAAATAAATTATCTCTGCATGAGAGACCTGTTCATTGCACAGATCCTAAAAGAGAAACTGTATATATTAAAAATGAAACATGGGAAAAAGATACTAATAATAATCAATTACGAGAAACATTAAAAAAAATTGGACATATTCAACAGAAAAATTTAGATAAATGGATAACAGAACATCCAAATTGGATGAATAATCCAGAACAACAAAATGATTATTTAAAATTAGTTAATACATCTACTGATGATTCATTATTAAAAGAAGATAAAATTATTAAAAAAGTATATAATAGTATATATGTAAATGATGAAATCTTAACATAAAATTATATAAAAAAATTATATAAAAAAAATATATTAATTATAATAAATGTTTATTGATTATCTACATTTATCATCTCCACTATTATATGTATTATTTATTAATCAGATAAAATTTATTTTTAATAAATATAGTTCTCCTTTAAGAATTAAATTAAGAAAATATCATAATATAAATTTATCTATATTATCATTTTTAATGTTTATAGGTATGTTTATAGGTAGTGCACAAGAAAATAAATTTATAAATATGAAAAGTTTATTATGTAAATCATATAGTAATAATAGCATTATGAATTATAGTGTAAATATATTTTTATGGTCAAAATATCTAGAATGGTTCGATACAGTATTTCTTTATTTATTTAATAAACCTATAAGTTGGTTACAATATACTCATCATATGAGTACTGCTGCATTAACTTATTTAAATTATAAACCAGAAGTATCACCATATTCAATATTTCCAATGGGTATAAATTGTTTAATTCATGTGCCAATGTATTGGTATTTTGCTTATCCAAAAGGAATACTATATCCATATAGAATATTAATTACTCAAATACAAATTATTCAACATATAGGAGTAGTAATATTAACATTTTCAACATTATATATATTTGATGATTGTAAACAAAATTATTATGGAAATTTAATAGGATTTTATTTATATCTAATGTATTTTTCATTTTTTACAGTTTTTTATTTTAAAAAATATTAAAATATTTTAAAAATTGAAATTCATTTTTTTATTAAATAATAATAAAAAAATGCATAACAAATACGATATTACATCTAGAGAACGAAAAAATATTAATCGTATTCATAAACGTGATAGTTCATATATAACATCAAAAAATTTAGATGAAACCAAATCAATTATTAAATGGCATAAAAATAATAATAGTAAAAAAGGAGGTAAATCACGTCATATTATTAATTAATAATATTTAAATAATTTCAGCTAGGATAAATTTTAAATTTAATTTAATTTTTTAACATTAGTTACTTTTTTTCTATCATAAACTTGACCTATAAGATAAAAAAAATCTATAAATAATTTTGTAGGATTCCATTGATATAAAAATCCATATTCAGCAGCTGCATAATCATATGGATAAACATGATGAAAATTATGCCACCCTTCGCCACAACTTAATATAGTACTAATAAATGATTGTGCTGGAGGAATATCTTTATATGGACGATTACCATATAAATGGGCAAGTGAATTAATACACCAAGTAGCATGTAATAATAAAATCCATCTTAACATTCCAAATATTAAAAAAGAATCTAAGTAAGTAGGTAATAATGTTTTTCCATATAAAGTAGGAATTATAAAACACCATATTAAATTCCAATATGGACTTAATTTATTTTGTATCTGTATAACAGGATTATTTAAAATATCAGAAATATCAATAGTTTTTCCTGCTTCTATAACTTCTTTTGGTTTTTTAATTAATAGCCATCCAATATGTGAATAAAAAAAACCATAATTACTATTATGCGGATCTTTTTCAGTATCAGAATATTTATGATGACATCTATGATCTCTAACCCAATGCAAAATAGTTCCTTGATTAGCAATACTTGTAAGTATCATCAAAAAAAATTGTAAAGGTAATTTTGCTTTGTATGATCGATGAGACCATAGTCTATGAGCTCCAGCTGTTATTCCTATCGCACCAAAATAATGCCAAATTATTAAATTTATTAAAATATTAATTTTATTATTTTGAAGAAATAATTTAATTAATCCAATTATAGAAAATATATGAATTCCACTCCACCATATAACTTTTGGGGTATTTAATTTGTGTATTAATAAATTCATTTATATTAATAGAGTATTATAAATATAAATATTTATATCTATTTATTATTTTATATATATATATGGAACAACCATATGCATTAGATGGTATATATTATAAATTAGAGTATAATGTTATAATTAATGATTTAAATAAATTATCAATTAAATCAAAAAAACGAAATAATGAGATAGAAAATAATAATTTAAATAATGAAAATTATAAATTAGATTTTATTAATAAACGTCAAAAAAAATATAAATAAAATATTTAACAACCTATACAATCTGATGCAAATATACAATCATTTGCAGAATATCCAGGATATAGACAACCCCACTTTCCTATACTTGTTTGAGTGCAACCTCTCTTACAAATTGGACTAAACCAAACCCATGGATTATACCAAGAATAATTATAAATAAGAGGAGTAGTAGGAGGGCTATAACGATATCCCCAATAATCTCCCCACCATCTCCGTCTTGAAGGTCTTAATCTATTTCTTCTTGTTCTATATCGGTTATTTCTAAAAGATTCTTTTATTATGTTTGAATTTTCTAGTTGTTTAGGTGATGTATGTTTATAATCAGTAGGTATAATTTGTATTAAATAATTTATAAAAAATAAAGACATTACTAATAGAATTAAACCAATAATAAGTATTATAATAGGAATTGGTTTATTTAATTTATCCATTCTTATTAAATAATAAGAATAAAATATATTTATTCATTTGGTAATTCTACTAATGCCATTAAAGTTTCTCCACTTTGAATAATATTTTTATAGCCTTCATCAATATTTTCAATAATTTTATCTAATTCAACTAATTGATTTTCATTTTTTTGTATATTTTCTGCAATACTTTTTATTTTTATTTGTAATTCATTAATATTATGTTCAATTTGTTGTGATTCTTGTTTATCAGTATCAATTGATTGTTGTAATAATAATTTTTTTCGCCTAAATAATTGTAATTTTGTATCAATAATTTCTAAAATATTTTGAGAATTAGTAAAAGATTCTAAATTTTTAGTGTTATTCATATTATAATTAATTATAATACTTAATTACATAATTTTAAACGTTAATTTATATTTTTATATTTATATTAATTCTTCGTTTGATTTGAAAAATAATATATTTATAAAATAAATATCCTATAAAGTAATTAATTATCTCATCAGCAGTTAATTCTTTATAATAAGGAATATTAATAACTTTAAAATTTAAAAAATCATGCCATGTCTTTTCTCCTCGTAATGGAATTAATATAGTAAGTATTTGACTTTTAATATTAATTAAAAAATTTTGAGAAAAATTTCTATTAAGACTAAAATTTTCTTGGGTCCAAAAAAGATTATATTTACTTCTATATTTTTTAAAATTATTATTTACCGATGTATATACATCAATATGCCAAAATACTTTTTCTTTACTCATTTTAATAGCTCCTTTTTTACTTATAAGATATGCAGCAGTGCTTCCACATAAAGCATGTGTAAAATATGTTTCATGTGTTGGAAGTGGAGCATCACTATGCAATTGAATAATATCCCAATCTTTATCAAGTATAGTGATATCATTAATTGTTTTAGTTAGTATATTATTAAAATTTGTTTTATCAAATAGAGGAAAAGCATCATCTTCCATGATTAAAGCCATATCTAGATCAAGATTTTTAATTTTTTCACATAATAGAATATGTGAAAGACCACATCCAATTACACCTTTTGGTGAAAAATGTATAGCTAGATTATGAATATAATTTTTATACTCAAGGTGTTCATTATTAATTGCATTAATGCCTTTAAATCTTTCAATATCTAGTCCAATATTTTCTAAAATAGGTTTTTGATAATGAAAATTTTTAATACTTTTATCTAAATTAATTATAAAAGTTTTCATTATAATTATAAAAGTGTAAAATTTAAATTTATAAACTGATTAATTATTTTTTTTAAATAATTGTTTAAATATATCAACAAATCCAAACATATTTTTATTAGCAGTAAAAAAGTTAATTTCACTATTATAAGCATTATTCAATTCATTGCTTGTTTCAATAGCACTTTTTTGAAGTTCTTTCAATAAATTAGGTTCAATACTTTTATCATCATTATTTTTATTATTTTTATCAGAATCTTTCGGAGGTTTATATGATGTAGATGGATTTAGATAATGATTTATTAAAAAGGATAATCCTACACTAATAATTAAAAATCCAATCATTTTTAAAAATGCTGTTGTGATTGTTAATTTATTATAATAAATTTCAATAAAAAATAAACAAACTGATAATATAGTGCTCATAATTAAAAAAAATAGTAGCATATTTAATAATATTAAATATTTTAAATTAAAAATAAAAATGAAATTAAATAAAATTTAATAATTAATTTAAATGAAAAGAGTAGCTTTAGTAACTGGATCAAGTCGAGGTATAGGTGAAAAAATTATTACTACTTTTGCTAAAAATGGATATAATGTTATTATTGCAGCAAAAAGTAGAGAGAATAATAATAATAGTGGCAGTATTTATTCTGTCCAAAAAAGTATAGAAAAATATAATGTAGAAAGTTTAGCTTTATATTTAGATTTACGAAATATTGATTCAATTGAAAATTGTGTATATCAGATTGATAAAAAATTTGGCCGTTTAGATATTTTAGTTAATAATGCAAGTGCTTTATGGTGGAATAATATGTCTCATACACCTGAAAAACGATATGATTTAATAAATGATATAAATGCTAAAGGGTCATTTTATATGTCTAAATATTGTTTACCATTAATGAAAAAAAATAATTTTGGTCATATAATAAATCATTCTCCTCCATTAATAAATATGAAAGATGTAAATATATATAATAATAAAACTGCATATCTTATGAGTAAATTTAGTATGACTATGGTAGCAATGGGAATAGCAGCAGAAAATAAAGATTATAATATAGCAGCAAATACTATTTGGCCAAAAACAGCAATTGATACTGATGCTGTTCGTAAAAATAATTTAGGAGATAAAAAAAATTGGAGAAAACCAGATATAATTGCTGATGCTATTCAAAAAATAGTTTTAAAAGAACCGAATACATTCACAGGTAATCAATTAATTGATGAAGATTATTTAAGAACAGAAGGAGTAATTCATTTTCAAAAATATCAATCTGTTTCTGGATTTGAACCATTACCTTTAGACAAATTATTTAATTTATATTATAAATAATATTTATATTTAATATAATGAATTTTAATAAAAATAATTTATTTTTAGAATTTAATAAATTAAATTTAGTAGGAGGAATATTTTGGGCAGTAATTTGGGTATTAATATTATTAGTTTTAGGAAATCAACCTTTTTGGTCAGCTTTAATGAGTGGATTTTCTTTTTTTATATTTTGGATAATAATAAGTATTATATTAATAATATCTTGTGAATATTATAAATTTTGTATATAATATATATATGTATACCAGAAAATTAAGAGCAAAGAAAAAAGTAAAAGGTAGAAAAAAATATTCTAGAAAAGCCGGAGTATTAAATAGACCACTTAATATGGTATCATTGAGAGTTGAAAAAGATAGTACATCTAGTCCAGGAGTAAGAACTAGTATGAGACAAAATAAAACTAAACAAGAATTAATGAACGTATTGGCATCATTAATCTCTAAAATAGAGAATGAAAGAGATGAACGTGAAAGAAAGAATTTAGAAAAAGAATTAGTAAAGATAGCCCTATTAATTGCCGAATATTAATTAAAAAATTTTATTATTTAATTTTTTAATTATTTTTTTTTTAATAGTTTTTTTTTTATTTTTTTTAAATATTTTATAAAGGAAATTGATAATAACTTAACTATTTTTGATATAATTTATTATCAAAAATATTTAAAAGCAGAAGATTTTGGTTTACATATCTAAACTAATAGTATTTTTATCACTTTTTTGTTTTCTTTTTCCTCTGGAAGATTGATTTTGGTTCATTTCTTTTAATTCTTTTATACTTATAGTGCTATCATCTTTATCTTGAATATTTACTTGTTTAGTTTTAAGACCAGATAATATAGATCCTAAATCAGATGGGCCTTTCATTTCAGGTCGATTAGATGAGGTAGAGGTAGGATTTTTAGTAACTTCTTGAAATATATTTTCTAAAGAAATTCCTTCATTATTATTATTTTTCATTTCAGGTTTGTTATTTGCATAAATCGGTTTTTGACTTTTATAAGTTTTAGTTTCTACGGAAGGTGGTGGTGGACCTATATTAGGTGCAGATTCATCTTCTCTGCCACCCATAAAATTATTCATAAATCCTCCAAAACCTGGATTATTATCACTCATAGTATTTGCAGCAGCTTGAGTAAATTGTTTCATTAATTCAGGATTTTGTTTCATAATATCATCCATTCCAGGCATAGCAGACTTAAACATTGTATTAGTCATATGCATCATTAATGCAGATCCACCTAGTTGAAATAATAATTTAATTTCAGGTGCCATTTGTGCTTTAGATTTATATTTGTCATGCAATTCTGCAAAAATTTCGTCATAATCATCAATATTTTCATGAACTTGTTCACTCCATCCATCTAATTTAATATCAAAAGGATCAAATTTATTATTTAAAAATTCAATTCCAGTTAGACATGCCATAAGCATACGACCTTGGAATTTAATACTATTACTTTTTTCTTTTTCGGCCATTATCATTTCATATTCACCCATCATTTCATCGAGATTAGAATCCATATTATATTTTTTTGTAAGAGAAATCCCTTTTTTTTCTAAAGCTTCTAATTTTCTTAAATAATTAAATTTTTCTTTTAATAATTCTTCTTTACTAAGTTTTGGGGTAGCTGGTATATCTGGATTATTTGGAATATTATTAAAATTACTAAAACCATCCCATGTTTTATCTTTATGTTCATTATTTGTTTTTTCTATATTACCAAAATTAACATGTAAATTTTTGGTATCTTTAATTTCTTTATTATCAGTATTATCAGTATTATCAGTATTATTATTATCATTATTTAATATAGTAGATGGAGTAGGTTGATTAAACAAATCTGATTTTTTAATTTGACTAGTCATTTTAGGTAATTCATTATTGGGTTGTTCTATTGTTAGTTCATTTAGTTCACTTTCTAATTTTGCAATTTCTGCTACATCAATATCAGATGTAGGTGTTTTATTGTCTTTTCTTTTATCATTCATTAATAATTCTATTCCACCACCAAAATTTATAGAAGGTTTATTTAAAATGTCTACTTTATCTGTATTTAAATTAACTTCTTCTATATTATTAATTTTATTAATATCAATTACTTCAGGAACTAATTCTGTCATTATGTTTATATAAGAACTTTTAATTTTAAGTAATACGTAATTAAATATTTAAAACATTATTTTTAGTTAAATAAAATATTCCTTGTAAAAAACAATCGGCTAAATCATCTTTCTTTTTATGTTCTAAAAAAAATTGTATTTCACTATTATTATTTTTAATTAATAAATTTTTACAAAATTCTATTGACATTTTTTTTCTTTCATGATAACTTGTATTTTTTAAATCAGAAAACAGTTTTAATTTATTTTGAGCAGAAATAAATTCTATATTTTTATAGTTATGCATAATAAAATATTGAGCTAACATTCCTTGAATATTTTTCATTCTATTAGCAATAGGACTAATTTGATTTTCTATAATAATATAATCTACTTTTAAAAATTTATCAAAAATTTTATCTAAATTTTTTTTTAAATTTATTCCAAGTGTAATAATATCAAAATTATCAGCTTTTTTTTCTTCAATTGGTTTAAAATATTCTTTATCTAAATATTTTATAATTATTTCACATAATTCTTTTTTAATTATTGGTTTATTAAAAGATATATCATAATCAATGGCTTTTTCTTTTAATTTATTTATATTTAATATTTTAATTTTATTAATATTATCATTGATTGTAGGTATTTTATAAATATTTTTTTTAGCATGTTGACAACAAAAAAAATCATTATTATAATAAAATTTTGCATTTTTTTTACATAAATTACAATTTGGCAAAGAATCATTACAAAGATTAATAATATCCCAATAATTAATTTTATAATTATCTTTATCAGTTTCTAAAATACAAATACCTAAATTTTTTATACCTACATCAATACTTAAAATCTTCATATATACATAATTTATTTTATTTATTTAAATAAATTATATTATTGTAATTTAAAAAAAATTGGTTCACTTTTAAAAGCTGCTAATTGTTCACGTGAAAGATATAAATTTTTAAGATCACTAGTTTCATATCCAAATGGTTTATTTTTAGTTAAACAACTATTAAATAAAAATGGACTATTTGATATAGGTTTATTAGTGTTATAATATGGACAACATCCACAATTATTACATGCTTCTAATTGATTTAATTGAACTATTTTATCAGCATTATGAATTAAATAAAGTCTATATTGAGTATTATCTGTAATATTAGCTTGTTTTTTAAGTATATTATCAATTTCCATTCCAGGTTGCCAATTTGCAAAATTTCGTCCATCACTCATAAGTGGTGGAGCTGAATTATATATATTATTTGATCCTGTATAACAAGTTCCCCAGCTCATAATATAATTATGTAAATATTATATATTTTTATTTATCTTTATTTTGTAATAATTCAATTAATTCACTTTTTTTAAGTTTTGTTATATCATCATTAGTGGCAAGTCCTTTTTTAAGAATTAATTCTTTTAATTCTTGATTATTCATTTTATGGATAGATTTATTTCGTTTTTTTGTTTCATCTGTTTCTCCAGATTCACTTGGTTCAATTTCTTCTATATTTATATTTTTATTATCAAATTCAACTAGTTTAATTTTACTTAGATCATCTAAATTATTTGTATTATCTAAATTATTAATTTGATTTTTTTCTAAATTTAAATTTTCTGGAACATTAGAAACATCTAAAATTTGAGTAAAAATAAATGAATTACTATCTATTTGATCTTTAATATCAACAACTCCAATTGTAGTTGATAGATCTGTATTATCAACTTTTAATACTTTATTATCATTGTCATCACTATCATTGTCATCATTATCATTGTCATCATTATCATTGTCATCATTATCATTGTCATCATTATCATTGTCATTTTCTTCTTTGCATTCGCTTTCGCATTCGCTTTCGTATTCGCTTTCACTTTCACTTTCACTTTCTTCTCCATCATCAGATACATCAATTTTATCATTATCTATTTTAGTATATGTATTATCAGTATTAGTGCCACCAAGTGGCACTGGAGGCATTGCTTGTTGATTTAATAAAAAACTTTGTAAAATTTTTCCTTGATTAATAACACTTTCTTCTAAAACATTTAATCTAGAGTAAAAATAATAAAATATTCCCGCAGATATAAGTAATATAATTCCTAAAGTTATAAGCATTTGAATATCCATATTTAATTTTTATAAAGATATAAAACTATAATATTTAACGTAATTTAAATATTATATATTATTTATTAGATCAATTAGATAACGAGATCTCAGTGCGCTGGTGCAGTAAATTGTCTTTTTAAATAATTATTATAATTTAATAAATTACTAGATATAATATGTCTAATATTAAGAGTTTGTTGATTAAGAGTTTGTTGATTATAGATTATTTAATTTTTATAAAGATATAAAATAATAATATTTAACATAAAATTATATATTAATTTTTTTTTGTAATTCATCATTAATAGATGATACAATAGTAGAGGGATAATTTAATTCTTTTAATACTTTAGTTCCTCCTTTAATATAAGAAATTCCTTTTTCTAATTTATATGTGTAATTAAAATTTTTATTATTAATATTAACTTTCATTTTATAATTTTTAATAATATCTTCTTTTTCCAATTTTTCACATAAATCAATATAGTGAGTAGTTAACATAAAATTAATATTAGTAAATTGATTTAAATATTCTAATAAACTAATAGCACTTGTAATTGCTTCATGTGGATTTGTTCCTGAATATAATTCATCAAATATACATAAATGACTTTTTGATTTTGGGTTTTCATTTATTGTATCAATTATTTCTTTACATCTTCTTGCTTCAGCCTGAAATAAACTATCTCGGCCAGATGTATCAGGTATATTAATATATGAGTGTATATATTCATATAATTTTAGATTAGCTTTATCAAAACAACCACAGGCTAATTGTTGATTTAAAATAATATTAATAGCTGTAGTTTTTAATATAGTAGTTTTACCTGATGCATTTGGTCCAGTTATTATTATATGTTTTTCTAATTTATATGAATTTTTAATAGGATTTTCATTTTTAAGAGGCGGATAATAAGCATTAATAAATTCACATTTATTACTAGGAGTAGAAAAATTCATTATTTTATTATCAATATTACATTTTAATTGATATAGATTTTCTAAAAATCCATTAAAATTAAAACTATATTCTAATGATTTTAAATATAATTTATCATTTTTAAGATTATAAAAAATTTTTAATAGATATCCTAATTCTTTAATTTTATTAAAATTAATTTCATAAGGTAAAATATTATCTAATTTTTTTTTAAAGACAATTAAAAATTCTTTATGATTATATAGATTTTTATTAAATTTCTTAAAAGATTTTAATGTAGTAGATAAATTATAAAAATTATTCATTTTTTCTGTAGTAAACTCAAGATATCTCCTTATTTTAAAAATATAATTATGAATATTTTTTAAATTTTTAAAGTAATTAATACATGATAATATATTTTGATATACTTGATAAAAATAAAATAAAATAGTACAACCAATATAAATTTTTTTTTCTATTTTAATAGAATTAAAATCATTAAATAATCCTCCCAATGCATGATTATTCATTGATTTTTTTAAAAATATTAAATAATTTTCTAATGTTATTGGATAATTTTGGATTTTAATTAAAAAAAATGGAACTAATATTAATATTAAAGGTGTAAGTAATGAAAATACAGGTGAACATATATTATATAAACTTAATGCTTGTAAGATAGTTTCATTTTGATTAAGTTGTTTTAAAAAATCAATTCCTATATATGAATATTGATTATTAAAATATTTATTTTTATTAATTTCATTATATATATCATTAATTTCATTAAATGATATATCATTGGGCAATTCAAAATTATTAATATTTGAAATTAATTTTTTTTGATCTTTTAAAAAATTTTTATCATAAGAATATGTATTACTCCATAATTTTATAGTATTTTTTCCAAAAATTGTTTGTGGTTTAAATATATGTTCGTAAAGAGATATATTATTTTCTGTTTCTATTAGTTCTAAATCAGTCATAATATTATTATTAAATTCATTTATTTTTTTTTGATATTTAATTGGTAATTGAAAATCTTCTAAATTCATTTTATATTTATCTTATAATTATTTAAAATAAATATAACGTGTTTAAAAATTTTCAGGTAACTCATTAATTGAAGTAGAATAAAATTCTTCTATTTCTTTTAATTTTTTAATATCTCTCTTTGTAATAAAATTTATTCCTAAACCTTTTCTTCCAAAACGACCACTTCTTCCAATTCTGTGTAAATATACATGAACACAATTTGGAACATCAAAATTAATAACAGTGCTTACTTGTTGAATATCTATACCTCTAGCTGTAATATTAGAAGAAATTAAAACTCTATAATTTCCTGCTAAAAAATCTTTATAATTTTTTTGTCTTTCATCTTTTGGCATATTACTATGAATTTTACAAACAGGGAAATTATCCTCATTCATAGAATTATATAAATCATCTACTCTATGAATACTATTACAATATATAATACATTGAGATACTGATATTTTAGAAAATAAATCTTTTAAGGTATCAAATTTATCTCGATCATCATTTAAATTTATAAAATATTGTTCAATACCTTCTAATGTTAATTGTTCTGCTTTAACTAAAATTTCTATAGGTTTTCTCATAAATTTATTAGTTAAATTATAAACTTCATTTGGTAATGTAGCACTAAATAAAGCTACTTGTACATTACTCGGCAATCGTTGAAATATATTATATATTTGTTCTTTAAATCCCGAAGATAACATTTCATCTGCTTCATCAATAATAATGGTTTTAATTTTATCTGTATTTAAATATTTTCTTTGCATCATATCAAAAATTCTTCCTGGACATCCAATTATTATTTTAGGATTTTTTTTAAGATTTTTTATATTTTCTTCACTAGATATACCACCAATTAATAATTCACTAGAAAAATTATTTAAATATTGACTAATATTATCAACTACTTTTTTAATTTGTTCCGCTAATTCTCTTGTTGGAGCCATAATAATAATTTGAGTACTATCTTCTTGATAATTAATTAATGATAAACTAGCAATAGTAAAACATCCAGTTTTACCAGTTCCTGATTGTGCCTGTGCTATAACATCTTTTTTAGATAATAAAGGTTTAATAGCACGTTGTTGAATTGAACTTGGTGTTTCAAAACCATAAGAATATATTCCTCTAATTAATTCTAAAGGACAATTCTCTAAATCTTCCCAACTTTGGATGTTATTATCTTTTGATTGAATTTCATTTGAACTCATAATTATTATACAATTTTAACATTTAAGTCTATATTAAAAAAAATATTTAAGTAATATTAAAAATATTTATTATAATTTTTAGTATATCAACTTATTATATAAATGTCTAGTTGGAAAGTTACTCGGGTTGCTTCTATAATAAATTGATCTGTCTAGAGTGTAGGAGGATTATCTTCTATTGTAATATTTGTCGCAAGTAATCATGTATTAGGCTTTCTGGGACCCAATAATATTTATCAAGCAATAATTGAATTATAATAATAAAATATTTTTTTTAATATAGACTTAAATGTTAAAATTGTATTATAATTATTTAATTATGAAAGTATATTCAATTGAGATTTTTAAAAATATTAAACAAAATAATACTACTAAATTACCATTAAATATTCTTGAGAGTATAAATGAATTAAGTGAATTAGTAACTGCACCAGAATATAGTAAAACACCTGAATTTTTTGATAAATATAAAAAAAATAAAAAAAAAAATGAAAAAAAAAATGATTTTAATAATGAAGATTTACTTAATTTTTCACGAACTACTATTAACAAAAAAGAAGGAATTGAAAAAGATATAGATATAATACGTGGTTGGTTAAATAAAATAACAAATAGTTCATATGATACAATATCTATGAATATTAAAAATTATATAGAAAATATTGAAAATACATATTCAAATGATGAATGTAAAAAAATAGGAGATAATTTTATAGATATTTTATTATATAATATATTATATTCAAAATTATATGCTGATTTATTAAAGGAATTATATAAATATAATTTTATTTCAAATTCTATAAAAGATAGTATAGATAATTTTTTGATTATTTATAAAAATAATAAAGAAATAATTGATGAAAAAAAATTAACATTTGATGAAGTATCAATTATTAATAAAAATTTAGATAAAAATAAGAGTCGTGCTTTATTATATGTTAATTTATTTATTAATCAAGTAATTGAAAAATCTATTATTATTAATTTTATTGATGAATTATTAAATTTATTTTTTGATTTAACTAGTATTAAAGGAAAAAATATTATAGTAACAGAAATTACTGAAATAATTTATATATTAGTTAAACATTCATATATTTATATTAAAGATTCAAGTGATTGGGAAGAAATAGAAAATAATATAATTTATATTGCTAATATGAAATCTAATAGTAGAGAAAATATTAATAATAAAATAATATTTAAATTTATGGATTTAAAAGATTGGATAAAATAATAAAAAAAATATATTTTGATTATATAATGGTTCAGTCCCGTTTAGATCCTTCTATTAATTTTTCTGAAGTTAGATTTTTAGATAAAGTTGATATTGATTTTAAAGCTCCAGTATATTCATTAGTTTTATATAAAAAACCAATTATAATTGCATTAGGACAATTAAATACTAATTTTCAGGAGAGAGCAAATATAGTATATTTTCCTATTTATTTAATTAATCATAAAAAAGTTATTTTACAAATAGGTGTTTATGAAATACTAAGTAATAATTTATCAGATGTTCTAGATAAAGAAGGTGATTTAGATTTAACTTTAGTAGGATTACCTCTAATTTATTCTTTTATTAAATCAAATTTAAATTTACTAATTAATAATAATTTAAAATATGATAAACTTTCAAAAATTGAAGAAGAAGATGAAACTATTATAAAAGAAACTAAAAAATTAGATAAAAAACAAAGTAAAGAAGAAAGAGAACATGAAGAAGATAGAGAAGAAGATAGAGAAGAAGGTAGGGAAGAAGATGAAGGTAGAGAAGAAGAAGGTAGTGAAGAAGAAGGTAGTGAAGAAGAAGGTAGTGAAGAAGAAGGTAGTGAAGAAGGCGAAGAGGAAAGTCAACAGGAAGATGAAGAAGAAGGTGAATCTGAAGCTGAAGAACAAAGTGAAGAAGACAGTGAGAATGAAGGAGAAGATGAAAAAGGATTAGATGAAGAACAATATGAAAGTGCTTTACAAAAAAAATTAAATATTACTAGTGATAAAGAAAAATTTAAACAAGAACAAAAAGAATTTTTATTAACAAAAGATACAAAATGGATTGAAAAATATTTTAAAAATAATAATTTTGATAGAATTAATAATGAAGGTGATGGAGAATGTTTATTTGCAGTTATAAGAGATGGATTACAAACTATAAGTGAAGAAGTAACAGTTAAAGAATTACGAAATCGACTTGCAAAAGAAGCAACTGAAGAAATTTTTCAAAATTATAAAGAAAAATATGATATGTTTAAAAGTGGATTAGAAATAACTAATACAGAATTACAATTATTAGTTAAACGTAATAAAGAATTAAAAATTCAACTAACAGCTACAACTGATAGATCAGAACATAAAAAAATTATTGCAGAAGCATCAGATATTAAAATAAATTTTGAAGAACTTAAAAAACAATTAAATTTTCAAAAAGACTTATTAGATGAATGGAAATTTATGAAAAATATAAAAACATTAGATCAATTTAAAGAATTAATTAATTCATGTTATTTTTGGGCAGATACTTGGGCAATTTCTACATTAGAAAGAATTTATAATATTAAATTAATTATATTTTCATTTGAACAGTATAATGAAGAATTATTAAAAACAAAAAAAACACCAACTACAAATACATTAAATATTGTATTATGTGGTCAATTAAATGATAAAATTTTAGAAGAGAGAGGAAAATTTGAACCTTCATATTATATTATGGCTGATTATGATGGAAGTCATTATCAATTAATTACATATAAAAAACGTGGGGCATTTACATTTGAACAATTACCTTATCAAGTTAAAAAATTAGTTTCTGAAAATTGTTTACAGGGTGATTCAGGAACATTTTTAATAATTCCAGATATTAAAAATTTTAAAATATCTAATATAGATGAAGAAATACAACAAATAGAAGGTGGTGGATTAAATTTTGGCAATGATCCTACAAATTCACTTTATAATGATAATATACATTTTAAATTTTATAGTAAATCTTTAGATTGTTTACCTGGTAGAGGATCAGGAGAAAAAATTAGTGATAAAGATATTAATGAATTTCATAAATTAGCTGGTATAAAAGATTGGAGAAAAAAATTATCTAATTTTTGGGAAGGAGAAGAATTAAATATAGATGGAAAAAAATGGAAAACAGTAGAACATTATATAAATGCAATTAAATTTAAAAATGGATATCCATCTTTTTATAACCAATTTTCATTAGATGCAAATACAACCCTTTCAAAAAATCCATTAATGGCTCGTGCAGCTGGTTCAAAAAATGGTAGATTTAAAAATAGACAAATTCGTCCAACTCATATTACGATAGATGAAAATTATACTACAGTATTACCAGAAGCTTTAAATCGAGCATTATATGTTAAATTTATTCAAAATAAAGAAATGAAAAATTTATTAAAATCTACTGGAAAGGCTAAATTACTTCATTATAAACGAGGCTCTAAACCAATTATTTGTAGTGAATTAATGAAAATTAGAAAATTAATAAAATAAATATATTTTATATAAATGAATTATGAATATTTAAAAATAGTTTTTTGTGGATTAGGATTTTTATATTTTTGTTTTTCTTTATTTAAAAAAAAAAAAATTAAAATTACACTTAGTATATATGAGGATCTGTATATATATTTAGATTGTATATTAGCCATATGTTTGATTTTTATAATTTTTAAATTAAATCAATTAATTGCTTTATTACCTTTAGGGCTTTTAATATATGGTTATATAAATAATATTCCTACTGATAATTATCTCTGGTTTTCAATAGATGGATTAGCTGCTGGAATTTTATTATGTGTTGGAAATAGTTTAACATCTACTGGAAAATTATGTCAAAAATAAAATAAAATTTATTATAATATTATCTTAATAAATTATATTTCTAAACAAATAGGACAATGATCAGAACCAGTAATTTTCATTAAAATTTTAATATCTTTAACAAAATCTTTTTCGTATAAATTTTTAGAAATTAAGAAATAATCAATTCTCCAACCGTTATCTTGTTTACGAGGCTGTTTTTGAAAATTAGACCAATATGTTGATAATTGTTTATTAGGTTCTTTTGCTCTAATAATATCTATTAGATTATTATTTTCAATTAACCATGCAAAATTTAAACGTTCATTATCAAAGAAACCAGGAACTTTATTTTTTTTATTTTTAGGATTTGTTATATCAATATCAAGATGCGCAACATTTAAGTCGCCACAAATTATTACATTTTTTTGGTAAGTTTTTTCTAATGTATTTATGTATGTTGAAAATAAATCATCCCAATTATCACGAAATTTATATCTATCATTTTCAAATGCTTGAGAATTTGGAACATAAACATTTATTAATATAAATTTTTCAAATTCTAATGATATAATTCTTCCTTCATGATCAAATTCAGGAGTTTCAAAATGATTTATTGGTTTTTCTTTGCACCAAATAGCTGTTCCACTAAATCCTTTGCGTTGTGTAGTTCCATCAGAAGAATTCCAATATCTATATGGATAACGAATATCTATTTCACAAGGTAATGTAATTTGATCTTCTGTACATTTAGTTTCTTGTAAACAAACAATATCAAAATACTGATATTCTTGTGTAGTTTCATTTATTTGATTAAATAGGGCTTCTTCTAAATTACTAGTATTACTATCATTATTTTTAAGGCGTGCACGTAAACCTGCAACATTCCACGAAATAATTTTCATTTTTAAAATAATTTAATTTTAAAATAAAATTTCAATTTTATTTTATTTTAATTATATTTAAATGTTGAAAAAAAAAAATTAAATTTAATATGATAATAATATTTTTAAATATTATAATATTTTTAAATTTTATAAATTGTATTATATTAAAAATATAAAATAAATTTTTAAATTTATTTTTAACTTTTTCTTTTAAAAAAACTTTATTAATTTCAATATTTATAAAAGAATTATTAAATTTATAACATATACCTAACTGTATTATTTGTTTTTCTAGATTAGTTATTTCAATATTTAATCTTGCAATATTTTGTTGTAAAACTTCAATTTGAGAATTTTTAGTATCTAATAATTGTAATATATTATTTAGACCACCCCCAGATTTATTAACCATTTCTTCATGAGCTTTATTTGCATTATATTTTTCTAGATCATTTTTATTTATTTTAATATTTTTATTTTTTTTATTAAACATATAATAATATATATAATTAATATATTATTTACATTTTAAATAATAAATTTTTTAAATTCTAATTTAAATTTATTTTAAAATTGAAATAGAGATAAATTAATAAAATAATTTATATATGGAAAGTTTAACGACCCTTTATATCCCTGATTATGTTCTCCCAAATGATATTCCATTAATTAAAGAATATTTTAGTAAATTAGGTTATGGTGAAATAGGTCTTATTGAATTAGTTCAACAACCAGAATGTGAATATCAAGTAGATCGAGATATTTATAGTGCGGCTCTTGTTCATATAAATAAATGGAATGATTCTATCGAGACAAATAGTTTTAAGGATGCAATTTTAAATAATAATGAAGCAAAAATTATTTATAATGAAAATGGAGATTATTGGACTTTTGAAAAAGCAAATATTAATTATAATACAGAAAATAATAATAATAATGAAGAAAATTTTAATTCTATTAAAATGGAAGTTGATAATATTAATAATTTTGTAAAAAATGAATTAGAAAATTTTACACATAGATTAAATACTGTAGATTATTATATGTATTATAATACTAATAGTGTTCAATATCTTTTAGAGAAAGATAGACGTAATATTATTAAAAAAAATCGGTTAGATAAAAAAATTGAGAGTCGTCGAAAAAATTTAATTGCTCAACGAAAATGGCAGAGTAGACTTAGACCAAAAAATATTTTAAGATATAAATTTTAAATAATAATATTATATTATATATAATATAACATTATATATATTATGTCTTTGACAAATGAATCAAAATATTTATTAGATTATTTTTTTCAACATAATTTATTAGATATTAAAAAAACTACTATAAGTAAAAATTGTTTTTTATATATTTATAATATTTTTTTAAATTATACTTCGATTAATTATGAGAGAATTATAAAAAGAAAAAAAATTAATACATTATCTGATTCGACATTTTTATCTTCTACAATTATAAATTATATTAATAATAATAAATCAATTTGTGTAATTTATAAATTTAAATTATTCTCTCGACAAATTAATTTATATTATTATATTTTTTCAGATAAACCTGATATAAATTATTTAGATACATATACAAATTATGTAGGTATGATATTATATTTATTATCATTACATTCTATTAAACAATGTAATAAAGAATTAAATATATTAATTTATTTAACTCCATTTACAAGAAATTTATCTAGTGAATTAAATGTAGTTTTAGATGTTAATAATATAAATGGAGGTTATACATATTTTTGTCATGAACATGGTTCAATTGTAATTTTTAGAAAACAAGAATGGTTAAAAGTTTTAATTCATGAATGTTTTCATAGTTTTGGTTTAGAATTTTCAAATTTAGATTTAAGACATTTTAATGAAGAAATTAAAAAACTTTTTCCAATCGATAGTAAATTTAATATATTTGAAGCCTATACGGAAATGTGGGCAGAAATTATAAATATTTGTTTAATTTCATTTTTATATAGTAAAGGAGATTATAAAATTTATTTATATTATTTATATAATTTTTTAATTTATGAGAAAGAATTTTCTATTTTTCAATTTGAAAAAATTTTAAATTATTATAATTTAAAATATAAAGATTTATTAAAAAAAGGAAATAATTATAGAGAGAATACCAATGTATTTGCTTATTATATTATAAAAACTCTATTTATGGAAAATATAAATGAATTTATAGAATGGTGTTTTAATAATAATATTAATTATTTTAATTTTAAAAAAGATGAAAAAACATTAAATTTATTTTTAAAATTTATTAAAAAAATTTTTAATAAAACAAAATTTTTGCCAAAATATAATTTTAATTTATTATCTAAAAATAAAGATTCATTTATTTTTAAAAATTTAAGAATGACAGCAATAGAAATATAAATTTTTAATAATAAATGCATTAAAAAGATATAATTATATATATATAATGGTGTCACGTTCCCGTTCTATATGTATGTCTGATGATTTATTAAATAATCCCTTACCTAAACGTCTTAAAAAAAGAAATAAATTATCAAATAATGATTTTGAACAATTAAATTTTAATAATCCCGAAGAACTTTTAGAATATGAATTTAATATTCCTCAATTAAAAAAATTAAATAAAAACCAAAATTTAAAAATTTCAGGAAATAAAATTCAATTATTAACAAGAATTTATAATTATACATTTTATTCATCATTAATTATTAAAATACAAAATAGATGGCGTAAATACATAAGAAAAATATTTAATGATTTACGTGGTCCAGCATTAATAAAGCGAAATTTATGTATTAATGAAACTGATTTTTTTACTTTACAAAATTGCACTGATATTCCTTATGAAAATTTTTTTAGTATTAAAGAAGATCAATTTGTATATGGTTTTGATATTATATCTATTTATAATTTATTTATAAAAAAAAATATTAGAGCAATTAATCCCTATACAAATAAATTTTTATCATCTACAATTTTTGATAATTTAAAAAAAATTATAAAATATAATAAAATTTTTAAAATTAAGATTGATTTAAATATAAATGCACAGGAATGTTCTGTTAATAAACAACAACTAGAAATGAAAGTTCTTTCTTTATTTCAAATAATGGATTCTTTAGATAATTATACTCAAATTAATTGGTTATTAGATTTAGATAAACGATTATTAATAAGATTTATAAGAGAATTATATGATATTTGGTCATATAGAGCAAATTTAGATCAAAATACAAAACGTGAAATTTGTCCTCCACTTGGAAATCCATTTCGCAGTGTTAATATAAATCAATTATCAAATTTATCTTATAATAATTTATTAAAAACAATTTTAAATATTATAGATCCTCTAGTAAAAGATGGAATTAATCGTGATTCACAAATTTTAGGAACATATTATGTTCTATCTGCTTTAACTTTAGTTAATTCTTCAGCAGCAGAAGCTATGCCTTGGTTATATCAATCCGTTTTAAGTATAGAAGATTAATGCGGTACACATTACTTTCTAGAGTAAAAATATATTTAGCCGTTAAAACACTTAAAAAAGAACTAATATAGTAAATTATAATGGTTGTAAAGTCGAAGTCGAAGTCGAAAGTTGAAGAGCCAGTGCTAGTTACTGCTCCTACTGAAGAACCAAAAAAAGTAGCTAAAAAGACTAGTAAAAAATCTAATGTTACTGAGGTTACTCCAGTTACAGAAACACCTGTTGTTGAAAATCAAGTAGTTGAAAATGTTACTGTAGTCAGTGATGCCTCTGTTTTAGCTGAATCATTTACTGAATTTATGACAAAATTTCAGTCTCTAGTATCAAATATGGCTTCTCTTAAAGTAGATTTTAAAGCGCTTGAAAAGAAAGCTGTTCGTGAAATTAAAGCTGCGCAGAAAGAAAAAGCTAAACGTAAACGTAAAACTGGTAATAGATCCCCCAGTGGATTTGTTAAACCTACACTTATTAGTAGTGAACTAGCTAAATTTCTTGGTAAACCTAGTGGCACTGAAATGGCCCGCACAGAGGTAACTCGTGAGATTAATGGTTATATTAGACAGCATTCGCTTCAAGATAAGGATAATGGTCGTAAAATTAATCCTGATAAGGCTCTTGCTAGTCTTCTTAAAATTAAAAGTGGAGATGAACTAACTTATTTTAATCTTCAAAGATATATGAGCCCACATTTTGCTAAAGCAGGTGCGACAAGTGTCAATCCTAATGCACCCGTAGTTTCTTCTGCTTAATTTAAAAAATAAAATTTAAAAAATAAAATTTTAAAAATTATTTATATATATTATTTTTATATATAAATAATGAAAATTACAGATAAACCCGGTAGAATATTTGCTTTATTTATTTTTTCTCCTACATTATTAATATTAAGTTTTAAAACTAGATCTTGTGATATGTTAGTTTCAAATACTTTATTATTTTTATCATTATCACTTTTTATATATGAATTATTTTGGATAGTAACTAAACCATATGAAGTAAGAAAATTTAATTAATATTTATCATATTTAAAAAATTGATTTAAAATATTAATTTTAATATTATATTAAAAATGATTTCTCTTGTGTATTTTACTTATACTTTTATTTCAAGTTTTAATAATAATTTATTTAAAAATAATAACAATCCTATTATGCAAATAAATAGTCAATCTATAAATAACTATAAATCTAAAAATGTTCCTCTTTTAATTCAAGGAGGATCATTAACAACTTGGTCTTATAAATCACCTGCTGTTGAACAAGTTCAAGTAGTTCTTTCAACTGAAGGACGACCTTTAGATGCTGATATTGAATTATGGCATGGTCCTGATAATACACCAAGTAAAATGCGAGTTTATGTAGAAAATGGATTAGTTAGACCTTTTAGTACTGTAATTGAAACTCCAAGAGGACCAAATACTATTGCTATTAAAAATATTGGACAAATTGAATTTCCAATTATTGCTAATACATTTATCAATAATCTTGATTATCCAACAAATGATTGTTTAACTTTATCTAAAACAATTCAAGGTGGTGCGTTACGAACCTATCCTTTTGATCCATCAGTAGAAAGTATTCAAATTTTACTTAGAACAGATGGCCGTCCTTTAAATGGACGAATTGAACTATTACAAGGACCAAATAATAATAAACAGGTAATTGAATTATATACAGAAGATGGATGCGATAGACCATTCTTTTGTATTTTAGAAACACCTGGTTCTGGTAATGTTATTCGTATTGTTAATACAGCACCAGTTGAGTTTCCATTAACTGCAAGTGTTATCCCAAATTCTGTTAATACAAAAATGCATAGAGATTTAATGAATAATGAAAATGTAGTAATTGATGGTTATAGAAATTGGGATAATTTTTAATTATAAAAATAGATTATTAAGATAATTTTTATGGTTGTAATTTTAAAGTATTTTTTATATTTTCTAATTTTTCAATAATAATATTTAATTTGGCATGATTAATTGAATCTGTCTCATAAGTTTTTTTTAAATTTTCAAAACCTATTTTGCTATCTTCTAGGTTCTTAGATAATAATTTATTAATTTCTGTATGAGACCCTTCATTTAATAACTTAGATATATTTTCAATTTTAATTGTCAATTCTTCTAAATATTTAATACTTGTTGTTCTGTTATATCCATTATACCATCTACTAATTCCAGATAAATAATTATAATTATCAACTGAAATAGTTTGTGAACCTAAATCTTTAATTAAAGCTAATTTATCATTTTCTCTAATTTGTTTTATAATTTGTAGATCTAATATTATTTTATCTATTTCTGTCATTTATATAAAAAAAATATATATTTTATTTTATATAATAACTTTATATATTTAATAATTTATTTATCTAATTCCCATAAATGAACATGATCAGGAATAATAATAATTTTTTTAAAATCTTTTAATATTTCATCAATATTATTTAAATAATCTAATAAATATGGTTCCCCATTTAACATTATTTTTTTAGGACTATAATTTGATGCAATATCAACTATTACAATTTTTTTATTTGCATTAAATATCATATTATCTCTTATATTTATTTGTGCCTCTAATGGCATTTCATGAAATGCAAACATACATGTTACGATATCGTATTTTTTTTCAAAATATGTTTCTATATTAGCTTTTATAAATTTTTTATTTTGATTATTAATTTTATTTGCAACATTTAACATTTCTTTACTTGTATCAATTCCAACACTATTTGGTGCAGTTGATAATCCCACCCCACATGCAAAATCAATTATAGTATCATTATTTTTATAATAATGTTCAATTATTTTTTTTCTAATATCTATTCCATCATATCTAAGGATATCAATTATTTTTGTGCTTAATACTGCTGTTTCTGCATGAATTTTTCCAGGAAATCCTACCATTCCTAAATTATGAATTCTTCGATCAAAATAATATGGTATATTTTTTATTGTTAAGATTAATATAATTGTTGAGAGCATTTTCTTACCTTTTAACATGTATTTTTATTTTCATTTTTTTTAAAATTATTTAAAAAATTGATTTAAAAGAAAAGTGTAATATAATATTAATAACCATGACAACAGCCTCTAAGCAGACAGCAGCCATTGTATCTGGAATTGATTTTGATCCAACTAAAGATGTTACATTTGCAAAAGCTAAAGTAAATGATAAAGGAGGAAAGAGTATTGGTGTTTTAAATGCATCTACCAAAAAGGGGCTTTATATTAGTTCACCACTTATGCTTACCTGGGGTCTAAATGAAAATGATCCATTTGATGGTAAAAGTGGACCAAAAACATATGATTTTACACTTCAATTTCCTAATGATGAATATAAAAATGAAACAGTAGATAAATTTCTTACAAATTTTAAGGCTCTTGAGGAATATATTAAAAGTCAGGCTATTGCTAATTCACGTGATTGGCTTGGTAAAGCTAAAATGACTCCTGAAGTAGTTGATGCTCTATGGAGTCCTATGATTAAATATCCTAAAGATCAACAGACCGGTGATTTTGATTATAATCGACCACCACAGCTACGAGTTAAAGTTCCATATTGGGATGGTGTATTTAATGTAGAAATTTATGATGTTGAACAGAATCTTCTATTTCCTAAAGAAGATGGACCAACTCTAAATGAACTTATTACTAAGGGAATTAATATGGCTACAGTTCTTCAGTGTGGAGGTGTTTGGGTAGCAAGTGGTAAATTTGGTGTAACATGGCGTCTCTTTCAGGCAGTAGTTAAGCCTCGTGAAAGTCTAAAAGGAAAATGTCATATTGTGCTTGGTGCTGAAGATAAAGCAAAACTAATGGCCGAAAATGATAATTCAAATCAAGAATCTTCAAAAGAAAAAACTGTTGATGTAGTTGATAGTGATGATGATGATGATGAAGAAGAGGAAGAAGAAGAAGAGGTAAATGTTTCAGATCAAGTGCCTAAGCCTGAACCTGAGCCTGAACCTGAACCTGAGCCTGAACCCGAGCCTGAACCCGAGCCTAAAGTGCCAAAGACGAAACGTGTAGTTAAGAAGAAAGCGTAAAATCGATATATATATGAGCAATAATAGAACCTATAGATATAGATTCTAATTGATCATCTAAATTATTAATACCTTGATTGTTAAAAATAAATTTTTGATAATTTTTTATTTTTAATTCTTCAGTAGAGATAATAATATTATTATTTGGAATATTAATTTCTATTGGCATTTTTAAAATACTTTTAATAGAAGTATTAATATTAATATTAATGTTATAATCATTATTTTCTTTAGTAATTGATATATTATCTGGTAAATCAGGTATACATCTTATATATAATGTTTCTCTATTTTGTAATTGAAATATAGATAAATCTTTCCATAAAGGAACATAAAATATTTCATTTTCAAATTCTAATTTAAATGTATCATTATTTAATATATTTTTAAGAGTTGGGTTTAAAATAATTATACTATTATTTTCTAATTTTTTTTTAATAATATTTTCAATCATTAATAATGTTTCTTCGCTAAAATTTAATATATTTTTGAAATAATTTATATATTCCCAAATTTTTAAAATTGTTTCAGGTTTTAAATCTTTAATAATATTTAAAGAAAAATTTTTAAAATTATTTTTAAAACAAGAAATTAATTGTTTTAACTGTTCAGGTTCTATATTTTTGATTTTATTTAATCCAATAGATATAAATTGAGATATTAAATCACTATATACTGTTTGATTAAAAATAACATTACTATTATTTTCAATATTTTCTTCTACTATATTATTTAAATAATTATAAGCTTCGGTTATATTTTGAAATTTACTTGTAGCATCTGGATTATTATTTTTGTCTGGATGATTCTCTAGTGCGGCAGACAGATAGGCTTTTCGGAGTGATTCTTTAGAAAATGGTATATTAATATTTAATAATGAACATGCTATTTCACTATTCATTAATTATTAATATTAAATATAGTAAATAACTTTCTAAGTGATAAATTGGTCTATAATTATTATTAAAATATTGAAAAAATTTATATGTTTTTATAAAAATTTTATCTATATTATTTTTATTAATTTTTTCTAATTTAACTAACTCATATAATATATACCAAATTGCTTCAAATATATTAACATTATAAATAAAAATATCATATAAAATCTCGCGAAAATGTATATATTTTAATTCTTGATAATTTATAATATTTTTTATTATTACATCACAAATTATTTTATGAGTATTTATAATATCTAAATTACTTATTATTGTTTTAATATTATTAATACTATTTATATCTTTTATATTTTTATTTTTAAAATTTTTATTATATGTATTCTTACTCGGTCTTTCTACTGGAATTATACTACATATATTTAAAATATTATCAGGTATAAAACTTATATCTTCTGTTATTAAAATAAATTTTAGTTCAATATTTTCGTTTTGCATATTCTGCATATAACTGTAAAAAACTTCTAATAATTCTGTATTTATTTTTTCAAAATATTTACATACAATTATACCAGTATTATTTGATTTAGTTACATATATAATATCAATTATATGTAAAAAAATTTCATTCCATAATAATTTACTTTGACAACCCAATAAAGACATATCTACTTCATAATGAATATCACTTATTTTAATATAATAAATACTTTTATTATAATTTAATGAGATTTTTTTTTCATATTTTAATTCAGATGGACTATATTTTTTAATAGCCATTAATACCTGACTATATTTTCCTACACCACTTGGTCCATAAAATATTAAATTTTTTAATTCTTTTATATTACTAGGAAAAGAGTTATAATATTTTATTAATTTTGGATGAATAGTTTTCTCATGTAAATAATTTTCAAAATGTGTTTCGTAAAATTTCATTTAATTAAGTTAATTAGAAATCTTTATTTTATTACTTTAAATTAATTATTATGGAAGAAAATTCTTTATTATTTATTAAAAATAATTTAAAAAAATATAAATTTACTCATCCAAATTTATATAAAATATATCGACTTTATATCGAAAAACATGAATTGCAAATTTTAAATAAACAGAAAAATTTATTAATATGTATTAATAATTTAGAAAATGTTAACGATTTAACTCAAAAAGAACTACTTATACTATATAATTTATTGAATATTAATATAACTTAAAAATTATTATATATTTTTAACAATGAATATTTGTGAAACTATACATAATTTCGATATTAATAATATATTTTATTTAGATCCTATTAAAAATACTGTTATTGATAATAGTAATTTTATTAGAATTTTATATTCTAATGAATTATTAACATTAAATGGAGTATATATATTATTAAATTTTAATAATATTAATATAATTAATAATAATAATAGAATTAAATATTGTATCAACATTAGTGATAATACAAAAATAATAAATTTTATAAAAAATTTAGAAAAAGATATTTTAGATAATTCTATTATTAAAAATAAAATTCAATCTAATAAATTAAGTGATTTATTAATGAATGGATACATAAAAAATATTAATATACCTTTTAATGAAACAAAATTAAATAATTCTAATAATAAATTTTTATTAAAAATATCAGGTATTTGGGAAACAGAAACCGAATATGGATTAACTTATAAAATTTTAGATATATTAAATTAAATTATATATTTAACCATCTGTTGTAAAAAAAGTAAGAACTATTTGCATCATTCCTAAAATAATACTATTAACTATTGTTAATATATACATTATTGTACTATTATCCATATTTTCTATCTTTGCTCTACCTCTCTCTGTTTCTGTTTTATTTCCTTTATTTTGTATAGAATATTCTTCGTTAAAAAACATATATAAATTAATTCCTTGAACAATAATTAAAAATGAAGATACAAAAGAATATAAATTATATTCTTCTGGTAATATATTTGAATTTATTTTATTAAAAAAACTAACTGCCTGACCAATTGACCATATTAATAAAAGTAAAAATAATACAGATGGTATTGCAAATTTTATTATAATTTCTATTTGCTGCTTCGGCTTATCTTCATTAGTTGTAAAAGCAATAGCTATAATAGTTAGTAAAAATACTGCAATTGCTGATAATGTATATCCCCAAATTGTTGCATTTGCTGGTCCTTGAGAATAAAAAATTATTTTAATTAATATACCTCCTGCTACTAAAGCAAATAAATTAGTAATTTCTAAATTTCTATTTGTACTAAACATAGCTGCTATTCCTGTTGGTTTAGAAAACATATATATAAATATAGTTATATTTTTATAATAAAAATATATCTATAAGATATATGAGTTTTATTCAACCACCTTTAAATTCTAATCTAGTTTTACAAAATAATCATCCTATTATTGAGAGAAAAGATAATTATCTATTAGATAGAAAATTATTAACTATACATTCTGAAGATAGAGATTATTCTAAGTGGCCTCAATCTAATGAATTTGAAATTCAATGTCCACAATCTTATACCAATATTCAATCTATGAGATTAACAGAAATTAACTTTCCGTGCAATTATTATAATTTTAGTAATACACTTCAGAATACAAAATTTCAAATTAATATTATTAGCAGCCCACCCATTCCACCACTGCTTGCTGGAACTAATTGGACGATCGATATAAGCGATGGATATTATACTAATACTCAATTAGCTAGCACTATAACATTTCAACTTAATAATACTATTCCACAGGTGGCGCCAGGATCTATTTGGAAAGCCGTATATCATGAAGTTAAAGAAAAAATACTTATTGGAAATAATGGTGACATAGATTTTGAATTAGATAATACAATAGATTTTTCATATAATACTATTTGTGGTTATGATATGCATGGTTATCCTAAACCAGGTCCATCTCCGACAGTCAATTATTTTGAACGATATAATAAATTTAGTCTTTTATCTTATATAGGATATAATAAAAAAGTTAAATATAAAAGTATACGATCAACCACTAGTTTAATACTAGAATATGATGATCCACCTCAAGTATGGCTTCCTATCATTCCTCCAAATAATATTTATTGGATAGAACCACCTAAAGTAATAGATATATTAGGTGAAATGGTAATGTATATGGAATTAGAATATTTAAATTCATATGACGAATTAATACCTTGGCCAGATACTTCAGGAAATAGTCATTGTTATCCTTTAAATGCTCGTAGTGCAAATGATGTTAAAAATTGTCCTCGAAATACTAATCCAACATGGCCAGGTAAAAAAGGACCACCATATCCACCAGGATATCCACCTGGTCCTACAGAACCAAAATATGTAGCATATAGAGGATCAGGTATTAACAGTTCATTTGCTAAAATTCCCATGGTTGCTATTCCTAAAACTCAAATTTTTAGCTCTACAAATGGATTTTTATTTAATATAACTCAATATACTCCACCGATTGAAAGAATTTCTAAATTTAAATTTAAATTTAGATATCACGATGGAAGATTAGTAGATTTTCAAGAAAATGATTTTAATTTTACGTTAGAAATTAATCAATTAAGAAATGAATTTAAGAAAGATTTACATATTCGCCAACCTCAATTTGTTCAATTATCATAATACGTTAAAAAAAAAAATTTATATATATTTTAATTATTTATGGGCAAAAAAAATCGACAAAATAAAGAAAAAAAAGATAAAATAATTATTACAAGAAATATTGATGAAAGACGAAATGCTATTCGCCCTGTTTTAGAAAAATTATCTGAATTACAATTATCAACTGTTTTTGATCCTATTAAAAAATTAATGCAAATTATTCAAAAATATATACAAGAAGGTGGTTGTTATGATATTAATATTTTATTTATTGAAATAAATAAACGAATAAAAGGTTTTTTAACCGATAATATAAAATATGAAATATGGATAAAATTAGAAAATATATAATTATATATATGGCTATTATAAATTTAAATTTGCCTTGGGAATTAATTTTATTATTATCTGTTATTACATTATCTGAAGCTTTAGGACAATATTTATTACGTTTATCAAAAACTTATCCAAAATTATGGTGGTTACCTTTCTGTACATGGGCATTATATGGATTATGCACATATTTATTATTACAAACTTATCAATATACTACCATGGGAAAAGCAGAAGTATACTGGGATGCTCTTAGTGCAATAATAGTTCCAATTATTGGAATTTATGCATTTAATAATAAATTAACTATAATTAATTGGATTGGAATTGGATTAGTTTGTATAGGAACATTAATGTTAGCATTTAAACCAAATACGCCGATATTGGGTCAAGCAGGTGGATCTCTTCAATTGTTACACAAAATACAAAATCAACAAGAAATAACACCATCCCTAGGAGATATATTTAATCCTGCAATGTCAATAATTGATGGATCTGCCCGTCATACTGGTGATGAAGGTTAAAATATTATAAATATATTTAAATATTAATAATATTTATATATATGGATTTATCAAATAATAAATTATCTTATTGTCAAATGTGTAATAAAAAATTAACATTATTATCTTTTACATGTAAATGTAATAAACAATTTTGTTTAGCTCATCAATTACCAGAATTACATGAATGTTTATTTAATTTTAAAAATCTTGGAAAAGATCAAATCAAAAAATCTAATCCTATTGTTAAATCAAATAAAATAGAATCTTTTTAAGATTAAACAACTACATTATTTTCTTGACTTTGAGCGTATTTTAGTTTAAGATACTCTTCAATATTTATTTTTAACTCTGTATAAGGAGTTAAAGTAATATTAGATAATTCTAGACCTGTTAATGGTGATGTATATCGATATTGGAACCATTGCTCAATCGATTTTCGATCATAAATCATACCATCAATAGTTTTTACTGGATCTGTCATAATACTTTGACTAATAGAACAAATATACTCATAAGGAATATTATCATCTAATACTTGAGCTGCTAGTGTTGCTATATCAATTGGAATATTATGAATATTTTCTAATTTTTTTTTTAATTGTTTTACTGTCATTGTAACTCGTTTAACTTGTCTTATTCCACCACTATTACAATCAATCTGTTTAGCAAATGCAAAGTTAGGAACAAATCTAATTTCTTTTACCATATCGGTTGTAGGAATTTTAATTTTTACGCTCGCATTCAGACCAATACTTTCTTGAAAAGCATTCTCTATTTCAGTATTTTGTTCATAAAAATATGGTTTCCACCATTCATCACTTAATTTCATTAAATCACCTTGATTTTCTTGTGTTCCAACACACCACATCCATACAATTACATTTTTATCTAAATATTCTCCTAGTAAATCATTTGGATTCCAAGATTGAATAACTTCAGGAATTTCAGCTAGATAATCTATATTAATAATATTATCTTCTGGAACAGTGCCTTTATAATCACACTCACTTAATAGTGCATCAAAAATAATTCTAGGTTCTTTATTATAAGTTTTTGTGTAAATTGTATATGTATTATCTAGTGATACATCAAGTCTCATTACACTTCGATAACCTGGTCGTTTAAAATGACCCCTACCCAATGATACACCTGGAGTTCTTTGATAAAATTGCATTTCAGAATTAAAAGATTGAGGGAAATATACTGTGGCATTCAAGAAATCACTACCTAGCATACAAAAATTATTTCCTTGACGAGAAGATAAAATATAATTTTTATATTCTTTCTCTATCTTTGCGGCTATACTTCTAGGATAAAAATCTATTTTTTTTTCATTAGGATTAAGTGATACCCAAGCTACCTTATTTTGAGTTGCCATATCTTTTTATTTTTAATTTATAAAAAAATAAAAATCAATTTTTTATAAAATCTCTTCTATTTAAAATTTCATCACTTATATACTCAGCAAATTTATAATATTTTTCTAGATCTATATTATTTTTTTGGAGAGAAATATCTAATAATTCTTTTTCTTTTGCTACATCTATTACTGGATATAAATATTTTTTAATTATAAAATTTTGTATATATACTTTACTTGCTTTTGCATGATTATAAGAAAAATGTAGTCTTTTATTTATATTTTTAAAATTAATAAAACTATTATTATCAATAGGTGAATTTATTATATTTATTAAATCTATTATATTACTTTGTTTTGTATTCCATGGATAATTTTTATAGGATCCTATATCTTTTAATATTATATTATTTAAACTTCTACTAAAAATATGTATTAAAATAGAATCATTATATGAATTTTTATTAATTTCATGATGTGTTTGATATTTATTAGTTATATTATCTTCAAAATATACACATAAAGATTTATTTAATTTAAAAATATGTGCATTCATTGCAAAATCTAAATTAGAAACTTTAACCATAGATTTTATGAGTATATGAGAATATATATTATAATTTCTAATAATATCAGTAAAATTTACAGTATTACTATTATCCACTTTCTCTATACATGCCCACCGAAAATAAAAACAATTAATATTATTATTTTTATTTAACTGAAATGCTATATAATCTTGAATGCTTTTAAATTCCTTATTTAATAATAAAATTTCATCACTATCAACTTGTAAAACCCAATCATAATTAGTATTTTTAATTAAATAACTATTTAATGGTAATTCTTCTTCTTTTGGTAAATTTTCTATACTATAAACTTCTATAAAATTTCTGAATGCATTAGAAATATTATATTTAATTTTATCACATTTTAATATTATAATTTTACCAAATCCTAATCTAATATAATGTTCAATAAAAAAATTTAAATAAGGAACCTCATTATGTATTCTAGTATAGATACAACATTTTATCATATATAATATATATTATATATTATAAATGACATTTAACATAATATGTGAAAAAAAAATGGGCCGATTAGGCAATCAATTAATTATTTATATGTGTATAAGAAATAATTTTAATAACTATAAAATATTTAATATTGAAGTAGATAATAATATATTAGATTTAGAATATGAAAAAAATTTAAATAAAAATTTTATAAAAACAATTGAAATAAAAGCAACTCAAATTTTACCAAATTTCTATAATAATATTTATCTTAACAATTATAATATTAAATTATCTGGTTATTTTCAGCGATTTGAATATATTAATAATATTAAAATTAAAGAAGAATTATATAATGCTTTTAATAAATTACAAAAAATAGAACTAATAAACGAAATAGTTGTTCATATTAGAATACAGAATAGTAATTTTTTAAATAAAAAAAAACAAGAAGAAATACATCCTGGATATCCTATAATACCTATTAAAATTTATAAAAATTTATTAAAAGATGTAAATATGCCAATCAGATTTATTTGTGAATCTCTAGAAGGAGAATATATTAAATTACTTAAAAAAATATTTCCAAATGCAAAATTTCAAAATAGTTCTATATTAAATGATTTTATAACTATAATGTCCGCAAAAAAAATAATAATGTCTGTTAGCACATTTTGTTGGTGTGCTTCTTATTTAAATAAATTTGCAGATGAAATTATTTTTCCTAAATATGGAATATTTCACCCAAATTGGGCACAAGATTTAAATGCTCCTTGGTTTCATAACTGTAATTTTCAGGTTCCTGAAAAAAGATTTAAATATATTAATTTAGAAAATGAAAAAGTTAAAAGATGGTATGGTTCTCCAGATGATTTACTTAATATAATGAAATTATAATTATTATATATTATATTTATCCTTTATCCATTGTTTAATTGTTTCAATGGAACATGTTTTATAATCATCTTCAAAAGTATTTAATTTATAAAATTGAGGCTTTTTCATATTAGAGGTTTTATAAAATATATAATCCCCGTAATTACCTTTTCTAATACTTAAGGTTTCGTTAATCTCTCTAACTATTTTACTTTCCAAAAATGGTAATACATCATCTAAAGTTATCATATTTTCTTTTTTTTTTAAATTTTTAATAGATTTATTATCTTCACCACATTCAATATATAACCCAAATTTGCCCTTTTTTAAATATACATCTTTCTCCTTATATTTTCCTAATAATTTTCCAGTAGATTTATTTTCATTTTCTATAATATCTTTTAATTTATATTCACCTCTTTTAATAGCTTCATGATCTAAATTTTCTTTAATAGATTTAAAAATAGTTTTATCACCTTCAATATATTTAATAACAGGTCCATATTTTCCTATAATGTAATAATGGTTATCGTCTAATTTATATTCTTCTTTTTTAACTTCTTTATTTATAGGTTTAACAAAATCTAAAATTTCTGTATTATAATTTTTACAGGTATCTAGCCAATCTAAATCACCTTTAGCTATTAAATCTAATTTATTTTCCATATCTTCAGTATATTTATATTTAAATAAATTTTCACAATGTTTTAATAAAAATTCAATAACAGCTATTCCAATAGGTTGAATAATTAATTTATTTTTTTCATTTCCAAATGTTTTTTCTTCTGTTATAATTTTAATTGTATTTTCTCCTTTTTCTAATTCTAAATTTTCACAATTTATTACTTTACCTTCTACATTTTCTTTTTTAACATAATTTCTCTCTTGAATTTTATCAATTAATGCTGAAAATGTTGAAGGTCTTCCTATTCCTTTTTCTTCCAGTAATTGAACTAATTTAGCTTCTGTATAATGCATTTTTAAATCTTTAATTGTAACTTTTGATGTAATTTTAGAAAAATTTACTTTTTTATTTTTAATTTTTGGTAAATAGGTATAAGCAATTTCTTTTAGATTATCTTTTTGAAAATCATTTAATAATTGCCATCCTAAAAATAAACATTCTTCACCTATATATTTATATATTAATTCTAATGGTGCAGTTATTTTAAAAGTAATAGTTTTATAAATTGCAGGTTCCATACAACTTTGTAATGTATTTTTCCAAATTAATTTATACATTCTTATTTCCTTACTATCAAAAGATTTATCTAGATCAGAAATTGTTAAGTTCGTAGGTCTAATTGCTTCATGCGCCTCTTGAGCATTTTTATTATCTTTTTTATCTTTTTTATCTTTTTTATCTTTTTTATCTTTTTGCTGTGAAGTTAGACTATATAAATTTTTACTTACAAATTGTTCACCATAGGTTTTTTCAATATATTTATTAGCTAAATCTAAAAATTCTTTACTATAAGTTTTTGAATCAGTTCTCATATATGTAATTAATCCTTCTTCATATAATTTTTGACAAACTTGCATGGTAACTTTTGGTGAAAAATTTAAAATATTACTAGCAGTTTGCTGTAAAGAACTAGTTGTAAAAGGCTGCGGCGGATTTCTTTTAGTTTCTTTTGGCGATTCTTGTGATAATATATGTTGAAATTCTTTACTTTTTTCTAAAAAGTCTACTACATTTTCTTTACTATCAAAGTTATATTCTAGATTAAATGGAATTATTTTGTTAGTAAAATAACCAATAGTATTATAAACTTTTTTACCTTGATTATCTTTTAATTCTATATAATTATCATAAACTAATCGTAAGGCAGGTGTTTGACATCTACCAGCACTTAGAGAGTTATTTACATTTGATGAAATATTTTTCCATAAAAGAGGAGAGATTCTATAACCTAATAGTAAATCTAAAATTTGTCTAGTTTGTTGAGCATGAATTATATTTAAATTTAAATTAGAAGGATTAGTAATACTTCTTTTTATTGCACTTTCAGTTATTTCATTAAACAATATACGTTTAGTATTTTCAATAGAGAGTTTAAATAATTTACAAATATGCCAAGCAATAGCTTCGCCCTCTCTATCATCATCAGTTGCTAAAATTACATCATTAGCATTATTGATAGCTTTTTGTAATTTTTGTATGTTATTGGCTTTCTCTTCAATTATATTAAACTTTAAAGCAAAATTATTCTCAATATCAATATTTTTAAGTGATGATAATTTTGTTAAATGACCAAAACTAGCTAAACATTTATATCCTGGTCCTAAAAATTTTTCTATTTTATTACATTTTGCTGGCGATTCTACAATTACTAAAGAATATGTCATATTTGAAATTAAATAATATATTTAATTATTTCAATTTTATATATTATTTAATTATTGTGTTAGCTTAAACTCTTTATAAGAAATTTTTTTTGGTTTTTTTGTAGGAATATCTTTTGCTTTTTCTCGATCTAATTTATCACCTTTACGTATAGCACTATCAATATACATTTCTTTTAATAAATTACCTACCTTATAAGCTCCCTCATGTTGATCTAAATTACCCTGCTCTATTTCTTTTAATACATCTAAAAATTTAAATAATATATTTAAATCAATCTCATCTTTTTTAACTTTATTAAAAATATCTGTATATTTATTAAATATAAATTGACATCTACTAGTACAAAGTCTATCAAATTCATTTGGATTACTTTTAGCTAATCTAAAATAATCTTTTTTTAATTTAATTAATATCATTACATCATGTCTAATATGATCACTATGTGCTTTTTGCCGAATTTCTTGTGTACAATCTTCAACATTATTAGTTTTAATCATTTTTTCTAAATTTATTTTATCAAAATTATTCATATTAATAATAAACTAAAATATATTTATTATCTTAACTAATTTTTTCTATATATTATATAAATGAACGTTAAGTATCAAGAAAATCCAATGACTCCATATCGCACAACAAATCCACATTTAAATAACCCTCTTAAAGGAGTAAGTTTAGATACATCAAGTAGTAAGTGTGCTCAACAGTTATTGTTAAAAACATTTTCAGGTGGTAGTAAAAGTAAAAAATATAAAAAAAGTAAAATATATAAAAAAAGTAAAAAATATAAAAAAAGTAAAAAATATAAAAAAAGTAAAAAATATAAAAAAAGTAAAAAATATAAAAAAAATAAAAAAAGTAAAAATAGTATTAAAAAGATTAATAAAATTTTAAAAGGTGGAAGTGCTGATACTAATGAATGTAATCATACAGGAGCAAGTATATTAGATTCTGGTGCAAAAAAAAGTTCAATAATTCGTCCAACTGGTTTTATTATGCATGCAACTCAAAAACCATGGAGTTATAAACCACGTGGTGATGATGGAGAGCACAAAGATTTTATTACTCATCATTTAACGACTATGACTCGGGGTGGAATTTCAAATAATCAAAGCCAAAGTATTTTATCTAATTATCTTCTAGAAAATGCTGATTCAGGAAAATGTCAATAAATATATTTAAATCTTAATCTTCGTAATTAATATTAATTATTAAAATATATTATTAATATATTTTAATATGGACGGAACATATATTAGTCAAAGTATTATAATAGTAATTATATTTGGTCTTTTACAGTTATCTAATGTCTTAGCAATAGGTATTAAAAATATTCAAGATAATTGGTCATTATATAGATGTAATCCTTTAGTAATACCGATGGCAGGTATATTTGGTCATGATCCTCAAAAAACTTTTGAGTTTTGTTCTCAAAATTATAATATGAACTTTTCTCAATACATTTTAGATCCATTCAAATTTATAATAAGTAATATAAGTAATTTTGGAACAGATATTGGAAAGATCACCGGTGGAATAGGAAATTTAGCTGGATCTAGCAATTCAGGAATTTTTAGTATAGTAAATAATTTATGGGGAACAGCAACAAATATTTTAGTATCTTTTCAAATAATTTTACTTGGATTAAAAGATACTTTTTCCAAAGTTATAGGAACATTGATTACATTTTTATATATATTAAAAGGTATAGAAGTAGTTATACCTAGTGCATTATTGACTCCTCCAGGTGAAGCTGTTGTATGGACAGTAAATACATTAGGAAAGACAGCTAAACATGTTTTTCTTCCACACTCTTAATTTAAGTTAATTTTAACTAGAGATAATGTAAAGAAAAATACAAATATATATTTTTATATATTATATGGATTCTTTAAAAATAAATCAACTTGTAGATAAATTATATAGTAAAAATACCTTAATGCAAAAATATGGTGGTGAAATTTTTTTTTCTGTATTAATAATATTTATTGCATCAGTTATATTTGTATATCTACAAATATTAAATAATTTAGAACCAGTAAAAAAAAATTGGGCCACTGAAAGATGTAATCCACTTATTTTACCTTTAGCTGGATTTATTAACAATCCTAATAAAAAAACACAAACTGATGGGCAATATACTATAGATAATTTTGAGTTTTGTTTAGGTAATATAATAACTAGTAGTTTTGATTTTTTATTAGATTCTTTTAAATTTATTTTAATTGGTATTCAAGATATGTTTCAAGATATATTAACTATTCTCGAAGGAATAATTGTCTGGTTTATGTCTATCATATCTTGGATTTTAGGATTTTTAGAAAATATATGGGGAACTACATTACAAACTGTTAATTCCGTTCAAGTTTTACTTAACAAAATTAGAGATTCATTTAGTAGAATGATTGGTATGGCTGTTGTTACCTTGTATACCCATATGATGCTTTTTAGAATGAGTATAATGTGGATGATAACTACCCCTATTTTTATGATATTTACTATAGTATGTGGTATACTAGTTAAAATATTATTTTTTTGTATTAAAAATCAACTTATTACAACTGCAAAATGGGCAAGTTATATGTATTGTGTAATTAAAACAACTCTATCTGATGAGTTAATAACAGAAACAGTGGTCGACGCCGAGACTGGTACTGCAGAGACTGCAGATGGAGTAGCCGATGAGGGCGAAGGCGCCGGAAACATTACTGCCGGGGCGGTGGAGTTGCCCGACCCGTTAACGGCGGCGTTTGGTGCTGGTGAGATGGCAGAAGGAACGACTACGGTATTAACGGGCGTCTCCCAGAATGTCGATGGTGTGGTCCAGGACACCATGTCTGCTACCTCTGGCGCTGGTAATGCATTAACATGGGGCCAAACAATCGCTGCTTGTGGTAGTTATGTTACAATTATTATATGGCAAGCACTTATGATGGTTTTACTGATGACGCAATTAACATCATTAATATTAACAATATTAATTATTGTTGTTTTATGGGAATTTAATAAATCAACTTTAGGTGCTATGAATATTCGAGGACAAGGAATTCCTGGTTTATCATTTTAATATATATATTATTTAATTAAATAATATATATATTATTTATATATGAAGTTTAAAATTTCTTGGCATCATTTTTTAATAGTTATATTAGTTGTTCTTTTATTAGGATGTTTAGTAAATTATTTAGAAAAAAATAATTTAAAAGAAGGATTAACTAATCCTGGTGACAGTACTCTCACTAAGGGAGGTGGTAGTGACAAAGGTAGTGACAAAGGTAGTGATGAAGGTAGTGGTGAAGGTAGTGGTGAAGGTAGTGGTGAAGGTAGTGGTGAAGGTAGTGGTGAAGGTAGCGGTGAAGGTAGTGGTGAGGTTAGCTCTAATTTTAAGACAAGTTTTAATACAAGTCCACCGAAGAAGCCAGATAAAAAAAATAAAACTGAACCTTCTAGTAAAGAACCTTTTACTAATTTGACAGGAGCTCCTATTTCCTATACTGGTATTGATAATTGTCCAAATCCTTTAGCGCCATATGAAAACTATTCTTGTGGACCAGTAAGTGTAGATAATTTTTTTGGAGATATTGAATTTAAACCAGAATGTTGTGGCAATCCTGCTGGTTCTAGTTATTCAAATTCTATGGGCTGTGCATGTATATGTCCAGAACAATGGACATATTTAAATTCAAGAGGCGGTAATCGCACATTCCCAACTGAATTTTAATAAATAATAATATAAATAATATTAATTTTATTATTATTTTTATATTAATTGTACATTCCAAAAGGTGGTGCAGATGTTTCTAATTTAGTTAATAATTTATCTAAAATTTTTTCTGTTATAGTTAATGGAAATTCAGGTTTAATATCTAATTCTTTGAAAATATTATTATTTTCTGGTTTAATTAATCTAAGTAAATTTAATTTTGTATATATAATTTCTAGACAACGTTTTAAATTTCTAACACCTTTTTCTTCTGCTGTATATTTATTAATAATACATTCTAATATATTATCAGGTATAATTATTTCATTATTATTTAATTTTACTATATTTTGAATAAGAGGTAATAAATATTTATTAGCAATAATAATTTTATCTTTTTTATCATAACCTTTTGTTTTAATTTTATATAATCTATCTTTTAAGATAGGATTAATTTTTTCATCATCATTATAACTAAAAATGAATAAACATTTACTTAAATCAAAATCTATTTCTGAAAAATATTTATCATGAAATTCACTATTTTGGGTAGGATCAGTAAGATGAGTTAAGATTCCAATAATCTCTTCTCCTTTAGGAGTATCACTAACTTTATCTAATTCATCAAACATTATAATTGGATTCATAGTTTTACATTGTATTAATATATCAACAATTTTTCCATATATGCTTCCTTCATACGTATATCCATGACCTTCTAATACACTAGCATCAGTAGCGCCACCTAAAGGAATAAAAGCAAATGGTCTATTTAATATTTTTGAAATTCCATCTCTAACTAAACTAGTTTTGCCAGTTCCCATTGGACCATGAATTGCTATAGCTGATCCAATTGATGAAGGATTTACTAACCATTGTCCTAATAATTGTAAAATTTGTAATTTAGCATCTTCAAGTCCAAAAACACAATTATCTAACTGATTTTTTGCAGATAAAATAAACTCATTACTTTTTTCAATACCATCTTCCATAGTAATAGGTAATGTGTTATATTCACCAAATGGAATTTTCATAAAACTATCAACCCAAGTTTTTAATTTATTATACTCGCTTGAACTTTTATCCATAGCCATTTGTTTAATTGTATTAATTTTGGTAAGTGCAATTCCTTTAAATTTATTAGGAATATTTTTTTCTAAAAGAGTCATTAAATAAGGCTTTTCACTAGTATAATCATTATTAATAATTGATAAATCATCTAAAATTTTTTTTTGTTCAATTAAATTTAAATTTTTTAGAAAGAATTTTTCATCAGCAATACTCTTTTTACTATCTAATAATTTTATAAATTGTTTATAATTTTTTTTCTTTTCTTTATTTTCATTTTTTGATGATTTTTTATTAATAATTTTTTGTTTAATATTATTTTTCTTATCATTTTTTCTAAGATTATCAGCTAAATCTTTAAATTTTTTAAGAATTAATTCATCTTTTTCAGTAGTTTTTGTATTATATTCTAAATTAGTTTCATCTTTATTATCACTTTCATTACTACTTACACTTTCACTATCACTTTCACTTTCACTTTCACTTTCACTTTCATTTTCACTTTCACTTTCACTTTCACTTTCACTTTCACTTTCATTTTCACTATCATTTTCACTATCATTTTCACTATCATTTTCACTATCCGATAAATATTTCATTCTTTTTTTTGGATTAATAGATAATATAATGATATTATCTAAATTATTTCCTTGAGAATTAATGTTACCATATTTTTTTTGAATTTTTTTTGAAATTTTAGCTTTTTTCTCGCTATATTTTGATGGAAATAGTTTAGATAGAAAATCATGATAATCAGTTTTAGATAATTTATTATCTATTTCTGTTGATTCTTTATTTTCAAATTCACTATCTTCATCGCTACTCGATGAAGCATCATCAGATGATTCTTTATATCTTTTTTTAAGATTTATATTTGATTTTAATCTAGTGTTATAATTATGGCAATAATTATCTTTCGTTAATTCTACTGTCATTTTCTTTATATTATTAAATAAAATTTTTTATATCAATTTTATAAATAACGATTTATATAAAAAATTGAATCATAAAAGAATCTAAATATTATTATAGTAATATATTAAAGATGGCTAATTTTATAAATAATAAAAATACGCCTGCTAAAATTATTGGAATTCAATTTAGTATTTTATCACCTGAAGAAATTAAAAATAATTCTGTAGCTGAAATAACTAATAGAGACACATATATTAATAATAAACCAGTTATTGGTGGTTTATTTGATCCACGTATGGGAGTTTTAGATCCAGGTTTAATTTGTCCGACTGATGGATTAGATTATATGAAAACTCCAGGATATTTTGGTCATATTAATTTAGCAAGACCAGTATATTATATACAATATTTAAATACATTAATTAAAATAATAAGATGCACATGTATTAAATGTGGAAAATTATTAATTGATAAAAATAAATATAAATATGCACTTAAAATGAATGATGAAGAACGATGGAATTTTGTATTTTCTTTAGCTAGCAAAATAAAAAGATGTGGAGAAGATATACATGATGGTTGTGGTTGTAAACAACCCTCTAAACTTAAAAAAGAAGGTCTAGCAACATTAATCGCTGAATGGGATAATGTTGAAGGAATAACAAGTGAAGAAAGTGATAAATTATCAGTTAAACTATTACCGGAAGTTGTATTAAAAAATATGCGTAGAATATCTGATGAAGATATCAGTTTTATGGGATTTAGTCCTATTTGGTCAAGACCAGAGTGGATGATTTGTCAAGTTTTAGCTGTTCCCCCACCTGCAGTGCGTCCTTCAGTAAAACATGATTCTCAACAAAGAAGTGAAGATGATATTAGTCATATTATAGTTAATATTATAAAAGCAAATAAAACTTTACAAGATAAAATTACTCAAAATGCAAATTCCAATATTATTGATGATTGGACAACTGTTTTACAATATTATTGTGCGACTTTAGTTGATAATAAAATACCAGGAGTAGCTTCTGTTGCTCAAAGATCAGGCAGACCTTTAAAATCTATCAAAGAAAGATTAAATGGAAAAGGTGGTCGTGTTAGAGGGAATTTAATGGGAAAACGAGTAGATTATAGTGCTCGTTCAGTAATTACACCAGATCCACAATTATCAATTAGAGAATTAGGAGTTCCTTTAAAAATAGCAAAAAATTTAACAAAACCAGTTATTGTAAATAATAAAAATAGATTAAGTCTTTTAAAATTAGTTCAAAATGGGCCAGAATTATATCCTGGAGCTAAAATTTTAGAAAGAAAAAATGGTGAAAATATTTCCTTAAGATATATAGATAGAAAATCTATTCGATTAGAAATTGGCGATATTGTTCATAGACATATGATAGATGGTGATGCAATTTTATTTAATAGACAACCTACTTTACATAGAATGTCTATGATGTGTCATATAGTAAAAGTTTTATATAAAGGTGATACCTTTAGAATGAATGTTGCTGATACTAAACCATATAATGCTGATTTTGATGGTGATGAAATGAATCTTCATATGCCTCAAGATGATGAAGCAGAAATTGAATTAAAAAATCTTGCAGCAGTTCCTTATCAAATAATTAGTCCTGCTAATAATAAAACAATTATTGGAATTTTTCAAGATTCATTATTAGGATGTTATAGATTTACGCGAAAAGATATATTATTTACCCCTAGAGAAACTATGAATTTATTAATGAATTTTGACAAAATCGATTTAAATAAATTAGATTTTACAAAACCTATTACAAGTTTTAATATTTTATCCCAAATTATGTTACCTATTTCTCTTAAATATAAAAGTAAAAAATTTACTGATAATGAAGATTTTGCTACTTCAAATAATGTTGTTCAAATTGAAAATGGAAATTATATTAGAGGACAAATTGAAAAAGGGGTATTAGGAGATGGTTCAAGAGGTTTGCTTCATAGAATTACTAAAGATTTTGGTAATATAAAAGGAGCTAATTTTATTGATAATTTACAGAATGTTATTACAGAATATATGAAACATAGTGCATTTAGTGTAGGAATTAGTGATCTAGTAGCTAATAAAATTACGCGTGATTTAATTGGTGAAAATATTACACAAAAAAAAGCTGAAGTTAAATCATTATTAGATGAAATTCATCTAGGTATATTTGAAAATAAAACAGGAAAAACTAATGAACAGGCTTTTGAAACTAAAGTTAATAATATTCTTAATAAAGCATCTATGGAAGCTGGTAAAATTGGTAGAAAAAGTTTAAGTTCAGATAATCGATTTGTGACTTTAGTAAATTCTGGATCAAAGGGTAGTGATCTTAATATTTCTCAAATGATTGCATGTTTAGGACAACAAAATGTAGATGGAAAAAGAATTCCATATGGTTTTGAAAATAGAACTTTACCTCATTTTGTTAAATTTGATGACTCACCTAGTGCTCGAGGTTTTGTTGAAAATTCATTTATTGGTGGTTTAAAACCTGAAGAATTATTCTTTCATGCTATGGGTGGTCGCGTAGGTCTTATTGATACTGCAGTCAAAACAAGTCAAACTGGTTATATTCAACGTCGATTAGTAAAAGGATTAGAAGATCTAGTAGCGTCTTATGATATGACTGTAAGAAATAATAAAAATAAAATTATTCAATTTAAATATGGCGAAGATGGATTTGATCCTGTTGAAGTAGAAAATCAGTATCTTCCTTTACTTAATATGACTCTAGAAGAAATTTATTCACATTATCAAATGCCAAAAGATGCTACACAAAAATCTATATATACAACTTTGTATACTGCTAGTGCATTAAAAAGATTAAAAACTCAAACAGTCATGACAAATAATAAATGCAAAGAATATATTGAATTAATAATTAATATGCGTAATATTATAATTGAAAAAATTTGTAAGAATAAAGATAATAAAAATGTCAATTTACCTGTAGCATTTAATCATATTATTAATAATATTCAGGGACAACAAAATATTAATGAAAAATCTATGGTTGATATTACACCATTAGAAGTATTTGAAATAATTGAAAAAACTTATAATAATCTAGAAAAATTATATTATTCTAAACCAAATCAACTTTTTAAAGTATTATTCTTTTACTATCTTTCACCTAAAGATTTATTAATGAATAAACGTTATAATAAAAAAGCTATTGAATTATTATGTCTTTTTATTACAAATCAATATAAGAAAGCAATCATTGCTCCTGGAGAAATGGTAGGTATTATTGCTGCTCAAAGTATTGGTGAACCAACAACACAAATGACATTAAATACATTTCACTATGCAGGCGTGGCATCTAAATCAAATGTTACCAGAGGTGTTCCTAGAATTGAAGAAATTTTATCTTTATCAGAAAATCCTAAAAATCCTTCATGCACTATATATTTAAAAGAACATGAAGAAAGTGATCAAGAATCTGCTAAAGAAGTTATGTATTATATTGAACATACAAAATTTGTAGAAATTATAGATTCTATAGAAATCTGTTTTGATCCCGATGATTTAAATACATTAATTGAAGAAGATACATTATTATTAGAACAATATAGAGAATTTGAAAAATTACTAGATGAATGTAACGAAGAAACCTTAGAAAGTGGAAAGGAAAAATCTAAATGGATTATTAGAATTACATTAAATGCTGAGGAAATGTTAGATAAAAATATTACTATGGATGATATTAATTTTGCTATTGAAAATAGTTATCATAACGAATTAAATTGTATTTATTCTGATTATAATTCTGATAAATTAATTTTTAGATTAAGACTTAATAATATATTAACAAAAAAGAAGACTAATGTAGCAAATTCTTTAGACCAGTCAGATGAAATTTATTTACTTAAAAATTTTCAAGATCAATTACTAGAAAATTTAGTTTTACGTGGAGTTAAAAATATATCTAAAGTTATTCCAAGAAAAATTTCTGATAATCTTAAAAATATTGATGGAACTTATATTAAAAAAGATATTTGGGTATTAGATACTATTGGAACAAATCTATTAGATTTATTATCAAATGATAGAATTGATTCAACTAGAACATTTACTAATGATATTCAAGAAATATATAGAGTATTAGGCATTGAAGCTATGAGACAAGCTATATTTAACGAATTATCAGAAGTCATTGAATTTGATAGCACTTATATCAATTATCATCATTTAAGTTTACTAGCAGATAGAATGACTGCTAGTGATAAACCTATTTCTATTTTTAGACATGGTATTAATAATGATGATATTGGTCCATTAGCAAAAGCATCATTTGAAGAAACTCCAGAAATGTTTTTAAAAGCTGCTAGACATGGAGAATTAGATAATATGCGAGGTATATCAGGTAATGTTATGTGCGGACAGGAAGGTTACTTTGGAACAAATTATTTTAAAGTTTTATTAAATATTAATAAATTAGAAGATCTACCTGAAGCTACAATAAATGAACAAATAGATATAAATAAAATTATCGAAGAAAATTTAGTATTAGATTCTAGTGATCCTTGTAATATACAAAATTTAACCATTAATAGTGATATTCATAATATCGAAGGAAATATACTTGGTGATAATGATTATGAAATGGATTTTTAAATATTTAATTTATAAATTATAAATTAAATAAATATATTAATTATAAATTATATGAATACTTTTCAAAATATTTTTTTAAAACTTTATCAAGAATCTAATTTAAATAAAAATAATATTTTAATATTAAATTTTTATTTTTCTTTAAAATTATTAAAAAATTTTTCTACTAAAGATAAATTTCAATTTTTACAAAAACATATTATTAATAATAAACTACTATCAATAACATTAAAAGAAAAATTATTATTTATATTTTATAAAACGCAATCATATTATTTTAATTTAAGTAAATTACTTTTTAAATATAAAATTAAAAAAGCTAATTATTATGAAAATTATCATGATCTAAATTATACACTATTAAATAATTTATCAAATAATATATTAATAACCATTTATGATACAAATAATAATTTAAATTATATATTTAGAATAAGTGATATTATAAATATAATAAATAATTCACTTTGTTATATGGATAATTTTTATTTTTCTGTCAATGATATTAAAAATCCATTTACTAATATACCTTTCTCTATTTCTAATTTATATAATATTTATTTTAAACTTAAAGATTCTTCTTTTATTATGCCTACTTTTTTTCATTTATATTTTTTATCTAATTTTAATAAAGAAAAATTTTATAAATTAAATGAATGTTTAATTAAAAGTTATACTTTAAATAATTATGTTAAAAATATTAATAATATTGAAAAGATATCTATTATTAAAGAAATGCTTAATGAATTTAAAAATAGAATGTTTGTTATCTATAATAATGAATTATTAGATGATGATGAGAATTTAATAAGGATTTTTGGTTCCTGTATTAAAGATTATTTATTTATGAATCATTCAAATAATGTTTTATTAATATTAGAAGCAAAAGAAAACTTAAAAAATAAAATGATTTTAATTTCTACTCAAAATATTTTATCTCAGTTAAATATTAATATTAATATTAATAATATTAAGAATATTATAGAAAATTTTATAACACCAGATTGGCAAATAAATAATAATAATTTTTCTAATAATTTTAATGATATTTCTTTTAATAATTTTATTATACAAAATAATCAAAATAATCAAAATAATCAAAATAATCAAAATAATCAAAATAATCAAAATAATCAAAATAATCAAAATAATCAAAATAATCAAAATAATCAAAATAATCAAAATAATCAAAAT